CCCCGCCACCCGGGCCGCCGGCCCGGGTGGGGGGGTCCGCCCGCCGCTTTTACGCCCCCCCGGCCATTTTGGCCGGCCGCGCCATTTTGGCGCGCCGGGGTGGGGCGATTTCACCGGGCCGCGAATGAGCGCGGCCCGCGCGTGATTGACAAGACGGAATCGGAATCGGATTCCTGACAGAGTAGGGGAAGAGCGATCGAGAACCGCGCGGACTGAGTGACCGGGCGGGGCGACCTGGATAAGAGAACGGTGCCCCGCGACGACGAAGCCGACGCGCCCAAATCGGAAAAGTATGATGAGTGAGCATACGACCTCCGAATCGACGAGACGATCGACCACCGAGCCCCGAGCGCACGAAGGAAGGAACCTGACCGGACCGCGAACACGCCGCGGCGAGCTTCAGGCCCGACTGCGAAAGTCGAAACGCGCCGCGCCGAATCCGAGCGCGACGCGTCGCCGCGCGGGTGGCTCCCGCCGGCCTGACGATGACAAGCCAACCGAACGTGACCAGGAGACGCGACCATGACCGAGCAGAAGAAGCACCGAGGCCCGAAGTGCACGCGCTGTGGCCGACCGGCAGCGTGGCCGCCGGCGGACGTGGAAAGCGGGCCGCACCCGAGCGACTGCGACCGCGACGAGATCCTGTGCGACGACTGCGAGGAGATCGAGTGGACGGCCTGCAACGAGTGGCTCGACGAGTGGTGGGCGCGAGCGGACGCCCACATCGTGACCCAGAAGGAAGCGATGACCGTGATCTACGAGACCGGCGACTGCGAGCCGTGGGGCGGGCAGACGCTGAACGCGAAGCGGGCCGCCGCGAAGCGGAACGCGAAGTAACCGCGCACCGCCGAACGCGCCGCGGCCGAACGAACGCCGCGGCCGCGCGAGAGAGAACGCGCCGCGGCCGCGCGAACGATGGCCGCGGCCGCGCGAACGCCACGGCCGAAAGGCCGGGCCTGACCAAGATGGAACGCCGCCGGCGCGACCTCGACGCCGGGGTGGGAAGCAGTAGTCGAACGAAGGACAGACAGAAAGCGAGAACGAAGATGCCCGTGACGAACGCCGCCACCAAGATGCAGCGCGCCCGCCATGCAGCCGAACGCCGCCGCGCGGCCGAGCGACGCCCGAAGTTGATCGTGATCGAGACGGAAGACCTGATCGGCATCGGTTCGAAGCAGCCGATTCCCGACTGGATGCACGACCTGACGAGTGACTTCGGCCCCGAGCTGAAGTACGCCGTGCGAAACGGGATGGCCTGACCGCGGAACGAGCGCGCGCCCGCGCGCGAGTGAGCATGCCGCTGATCGAAGACCGAACGCAGTACGGACTAGGAGAACGCTGAAATGACCGAACACACACGGGTCGAAGTCGAGTTGACCGTGGGCGATGCGATCGCGCAGGCGAATGACGAGCTGAACGCGATCTGGACCGCGATGATGTGGGCCGCCCAGGAGGACGAAGTGACCGCGGAGCCCGCGGCGCACGCCGCCGCGATGCTGATCGAAGCGGGCGAGGTGAACCTGAATCGCAGCGCGCTGGTCGAGGGCTTCATGAAGATGACGACCGGGCCGGTCGAGCTGAACAGCATCTGGCGAGTGACCGGGGTGGCGACGCCGGCGAAGCTGCCGCCGGCCGAGCGGCTGTCGGACGCCCGCGCGATGATGCAAGCGGCCCTGGACGTGATCGAAGAGAACATGGCAATGGCCGCGCAGGACGACTGGTTCGCCGGGCGCCGGGCGCAGGAGGAACAGTTCGTGACACTGATGCGGATGTGCGATCAGTTGACGCACACGATCGCCCGAACGGCCGGCCTGACCTTCCCGGACGTGGACCTGGACTGACACGCCGAAACCGGGTGGCCCGCGGCCGCGGGCGCCCGGTCGCCGAAGCGGGTGGCGCCCGCCGGCCTGATGAGGCAAGCCAAGAACAGGAGACCGCAACCATGACCGATGAGCTGAAGACGCGCCGGCTTCGACGGCGCACCGCCGAACTGTACGACCGCGCCGGCGACCTCGAGAACGCAATCAACCGCGCGGCCCTGATCGACCGGAACGGACCGGCCCGAGTGGCGCCGGCCCGGGCGGCGCTCGGAGCCGTGTACGCGACCGCGAAGAGCGTGATCGGGATGCCGGACAAGATCCGGCTGAACGACGAGGTGCTCGAGAAGCTGAGCGCGACCGTGGACGCGATCGAGGAGCTGACCGAGGCGACCGCGGCGGCCGGTACGGGTGACGGACGCGCGGTGGCGCTGGCCGCGATGCGAGTGCGGCGCCGGTTGGCCGCGACGGCCCGGGTGATCACACGGGTGAGTCTCCCGTCGTGACGACGCCGGAACAGGCAGAGCAGATCCGAGCGCGCTGGAACGCGCGCCGCCGAGCCCGCCGCGCCGCTGAACGAGCAGCGCGCGGGCTGGAGTATCGCACACGGGTGATTGAAGCGACCCGCACGATCCTGATCGCCGCGGCCCGAGAGATCGGGCTGGAGGAGGCGATGATCGAGTGGCTGACCAACGAACGCACGAACAAGGAGACCGCCGAATGATGCCCGTGACCGAGATGGAGTTCCTGCTCACGATGGTGATCTGTGTCGGGGCACCGATGATGATCGTCCTGATCGCACTGTGCCTTCCCGAGAAGAAGAGCTACATCGGCCGGCCGCGCATCGAGCGCCGCCGCCGCTGAACAGGAGTGACGACGATGATGATCAAGGGTGACGAGACGACCGGCCGGTCGGTCGCGACCGGACCGAAGCTGTACCTGACCGACAAGACGCAGGAAACGTCGCCGGCATTCGACTACTCGCCGGTGATCCCGACCGTGATGGTCAACTCGATCGGCACGAAGGTACGGGCGCAGCTGATCAACCCGTACGATCGCGAGCCGATCGCGACGACGCGCTGGCGCACGGTCGAGGAGGACTTCCTCCAGGACGTGAGCGCGATGGCCAGGGGGCTGATCCGCACGATGCACCCGGACGGGACGCTGGATGGCGCGAACCTGGAGAGCCTGATCGGGTTCCTGTACTACGAGCTGAGTGACAGGGGCTACTGCGACGAGATCGCGATCGAGCCGCCGTTCCTGTCGGACGAAGAGGCGGATGCGGAAGCCGAGCGCCGGAGCTGGACGACCGGAACATGGGAGGAGTGATCGAGATGAGCGACACGGTGACGCGAGAGCATGCCGAAGTGACAGTGACGGCGCCCTCGACGGGCGAGAACACGACGCTGCGGGTGACGGTCGAGGCGCGAGTCGCGGAAGGATGGATCCGCGTGCTGATCTACGATCGGTGCGGAAGCCGCCTCGTCCTGAAGACGTCATGGCAGCGGAAGGCCGAGTACCTGATCGAGGAGCTGTTCGGATCGGCAGTCGGAATGCTGAGCGGCGCGGGCGGGAGCGACGTGCCGATCCACATGAGCCAGGAGCTCTCGAAGGACGCGGAGAACATCGAGCACGCCGCCGAGAGCGCGATGGAGCTGCTGGCGTCGAGGCTGAGCATGGACGAACTCGACGCGGACGATCCGGAGCAGCGGATCGAGGATTCGGACGAGTTTGACCGAGTGATGGACGAGCTGGTCGCCCGGTTCATGGAGTGGAACGCCAACGACCCGAAGGAGGAACGGCTGTGAACGAAGACTACGATCGCGAGGAGTGGGCTGACCGATGCCGCATGTTCGCGGACCCGGGCGGGACGAGCGCGCTGCGGCGCGCGACGAAGTCGAACCCGAGGAACCGGCCGTGCCCGACGTGCGGAGCGAAGAACGCCCTGACGCCGGCTGACGTAGCACTGGGGTACCAGTGCAACCGATGCGCTGATCGGGCCGAGATGGGACTCGACGGGTACTGATGCCGATAACCGATCGGGGCGCGCGAAGCCGCCGCGCCCTGATCGGTCGCCGAGCGGGTGGCGCCCGCCGGCCTGATGAGGCAAGCCACCAACCGTAGCGAGAAAGGAGCCCGCAACCATGAAAGTCAAGGTGGAGTTTGACATCCCGGACGAGCGGATCAGCGATCTGCTGTGTTCGGCCTTCGAGGGTGGATCCGGCTACTGGATCAACGGGCTGAAGGTCGCCCGCCAGCCAGACACGCCCGTCCGCTACATGAGCGAAGTGCCGATGGCGGGCGGGGCGCTGAAGATCGTGCCCTACGACCCGGAGAACGCGCCGACGCCACTGTTGCTCAACGAGGAGAACTGCCGGCAGGGGCTGAGGCTGCTGGCGCAGTCGTTCCCGAAGCACATCCAGGACGTGATCGAGGAGAACGACGACGCGGGCACGGGTGACGCGTTCCTGCAGATGGCGGTGTTCGGCGAGATCGTCTTCGGGTGACGGGGTGACCACATGACCAACGAGACGAAGAAGCGTGGAGTGATCCTCGCGTACGAGATCTGGCGTGGATACGGCGGCCCGGAGGAGGGCGGCTGGTGGTACGACGCCAAGGCCGTTCTGGCGCTGCGACGCGCCCGCGGCAAGAAGCGGAACCGACGCGTTCGGCGCGAGATGCGACGCCGCTTCGCGCATCTGGATGACGGCCTACCGCTGAGCTCGGTCCTGAGCACGGGCCGAGTCCGCATCCACACGACGAAGTTGACGGCCCACGCGGCCCGCGCGATGTTCCATCGGCCGGGCCGACCGCAGTACGAGTGACCGATAGAAAGGAGCGAGAGAGTGAGCTACCAGAAGCAGGACTGGCAAGCCCTGCATGACCGCGCGGCCGCCGCCGGCCACGCCGCAGCGACGGGTGTGACGCCGCCGACGATGATCGTGTCGGAGCACACGGACATGCTCGACGACGCGAGCCCGATCCGCAAGCAGTGGATCGTGCCCGAGGGCCCGTGCGGATTCGCGTGGGTGAACATCAAGCCAGGCAACGGACCTTTCGCGAACTGGCTGAAGAAGCACGGACTGGCCCGACCGGACGGGTACTACGGAGGCGTCACGATCTGGGTCCACGAGTACGGGCAGTCGATTACGCGCAAGGAGTCGTACGCGCACGCCTACGCCCGGACGCTGACGGAAGCGGGGATCCGAGCGATCCCGATGAGCCGGATGGACTGACGGCGATGACCGACCTGTACGCAGCCTACGGACTCGGGATCATCGCCCTGATCGCACTCGGCTCGATCGGGTGCCTGATCTGGACGGTCGTGGACGCGATCGAATGCCGCCGGGGCAGGAGGTTCTAGATGAAGCCGCGACGGACGGTATCGGGCCGAGGCGAGTACCTCGGCGGATCGCGGTTCCGGTGGATCTGGCCTTGCGGCCACACGCGGACCGAGACCGTGACGGTCGGACCGAAGGGACCCGGCTCGCGAGTGCATCGCCGGCCGATGGCTCCGGAGATGTGCGCGAAGATGGCGAGCTACTGGGCGCAGCGGATCAGCCTTCCGCCGTGCCCGACCTGTGGGAAGTGACGCAGCACGAACAGCAAGGAGACCGCAGACATGATGACCGCACGAGAGAAGTACCCGGCCGCCGTGGCGCAGTTGGCCGCCGAGGCCGAACTCCGACGCCGCGAGTGGGCCGTGACCGAAGAGCGCGAGCGCGGGTTTGCTCGCTGCCGCAGGATCGACGCCGTAGCCGACGTGATCATGAGCCTGGAGTCGGCCGACGAGCTGGAGGAGGCGGTCGTGACGATGGCGCTGATCTGCTACGGCATGATCGGCGGGATGTCGACCGAAAGCAACGACCGGATCCGTCGCGTGGGCGAGGCGCTGCTCGGGATCAAGTGGGTCCGGCAGGGAGCCGAGGACATGATGGGCGAGCTGGCTTGGGGGGAGGAGCAGCGATGACCGCAGCGGCGAAGAGAAGGTTCCTGTTCCGCGAGCGGATCGTCAAGCTACCGCGGCGTGACGCGATGAACGGGCAGTTCGCCTCCGATCACATCAGGATCGTGGTGGCGGCCGACCGATCGGACCGGATGAAGCCGTGGTTCCGAGCCGAGTTCTTCGACGCCCGCCAGCCGGCGCAGTGCGCTGACGCGCTGCTGGCGACGACGTCGTGGGACAGCGCCGACGCGCTGACCGAGAACGCGATGGGTGCGATGGGCCTGAGCCCGAGCGAATTCGCGCTGACGGGCGGATCCACGCGGAAGCGCACGGTGCTGTACGAGGTGCTGGACCTGCTCGAAGAGGTCCGTGATGCGATCGACACGGGAGGTGACTGAGCGATGTCGAACAAGCGCGTGGCGTTCCGCCCCAACATGGCCTACGGGGCCTATCGGCAGGCCGATCTGGAACGACTGACGATCACGGAGCTGAAGGCCGTGCATCGCGCAGCGTACAAGCGATTCAACTCGACGCTGGAGCGTGCATGGCACGCACGGACGGCCGGTAAGAAGCTCGCCGCGATGAACCTCGAGCGGCTGGTCGACTACTACGAGCTGCTGACCGACGCCGCCTTCGGCGTCATCTGTGACCGAAAGGAGGCGACCAAGTGAGCAAGCCGAAGCGATGGAAGCCGCGGTTCGAGATCACGGTGGTGCACGGCGAGGGGGCGAGCCTGTTCCACGTCGTGGACCACACGATGGACTGCACCCGCGAGACGTTCCATGATCGCTGGCAGGCGCAGTACGCGCTGGAGATCCTGGAGCTGAAGGCGGAGCTGCTCGCCGCGAGCCAGGACGGTTCGCTGCACCCGAGCGAGCGAGACGCGGCGCTCGCGGACCTGCGCGGCGACATCGCACGGCGCCGCACGGCGTGGCGTGACCGGCTGGAGGATGAGCAGGCCGAGCGGGAGGGGCGCCGCTGGTGATCTAGCGAAAGGCGCCGGCCCGGCGCGAGCCGGCGCCTCTGCGAGCGGGTGGCTCCCGCCGCACTGATGATGCTAAGCCAACCGAAAACGAAGGCCGCAGAAAGGAGAACGGCATGGGTATGTACCGGAGTGACCGATGGGAGCGTGAGGCGCGCGAGCGACTCGACCGCGATCTCACGAAGCTCGGGACGTCGATGATGGACCCGTGGCAGAAGAAGTCGACCAAGCTGCGCGAGGCGGATCACGCCCGCCGCGCCGAGGAGGCGAAGGCGAAGGCCGCGCGGGAGTACGAGGAGAAGAAGCTCGCGTCCGTGACCGCCGCGCTGAACGATCCGTACCCGCTGATCGCGCGGGCGTTCCGCAAGATCGAGGCGAGCGAGCGCGGGGGGATCGAGAAGTGGGCCGCGAAGTTCCTGGACGCGCCGAGCTACGAGCTCTCGTGGATGCAGGACGGCGTGGTGCAGGCGGCGATCCGGTACGAGCTGGCCGGCTCGCTGGCCGCGCGGTTCGAGGAGGGCAAGGACCCGATGCCGACGCCGACCGATCCGGGCGCGCAGCGGCTGCTGACCGAGTCGGTCCGCGACTGGCTGGTGGAGGCGGCGCGGCACGAGGCGAAGTCGCTGCAACGGTCGACGTCGGTGACGTCGAACTGGGTCGAGGACAACAAGCGCGTGGTCTACAACGAGTGGGCCGACGAGAAGAGCTGGTCCTCGGACGTGCCGAAGATCGAGGACGACGAGAAGATGCTCTACTGCGCGATGTTCCGCTTCTTCGACGCGGTGAAGCTGTACCGCACCGGCCAGGAGGAAGCGGCCGTGGCGCTGCTGATGAAGTGGTGATCGAGGAGGAACGGCGATGGGTGCGAACTGGATCGAGTTCATCCCGAAGATCGCGGTCAATGACCGCGATAGCCTGATGGCCGAGTACAAGACCGAGAAGCGCCGCGACGAGTACGACCACGGCCACTCGTACTCCGGAGGGTTCGCGATGACGACGGGCCTGATCATCGACAACTGCCTGCCGTTCGACAGCTACCAGAACGCGACCGACTACCTGCGGAACACCTGCAAGAAGTGGGAGGAGGCGCGGGCGGTGCGGTACGTCGAGCAGCAGGAGGGCCGCGTGCGCTGGCTGATCGGTGCGTGGTGCGCGTCATGATCGTCCGAGTGATGCGCTGCTGGACCGGCGGGGACTTCACGGTGTTCTCGCTGCGGATCCCTGACCCGAAGGCCGGTATCTGCACGGAGCGGATCCGCTGCTACGGCGACGGCGAGTGGACTCGCTCGAAGGCGAGCGAGGCTCTGGACCTGCTCGAACGGCTGTACGGCGTGAAGCGCAGCAGCGTGCGCTTCAAGCACCTGAACTAGAAAGGGGACGCGACTGATGGCGAAGAAGAAAGAGCTGGACGAGCTGGAACGGCTGCTGACGCCGTACTCGAACGAGGAGCTGGTCGCTCTGGCGCTCGGGTTGGTGGAAGGCGCCGCCGACGACAAAGAGTCGAAGATCTGCGAGCCGGGCACCAGCGAGATCGAGGCGCGAGCCCGACTGATCGAGACGATCGACTACCTGTGCATGCAGCTGTGGGGCGTGCCGGGATCGGATGTCTTCAAGCACGAAGAGATGGCCCGGGTGCCGCTCGGACCGAGGAGGATTCACTGATGTGCGCTCCGTACAAGGATCACAACCTGATCAAGCTGGCCTTCCACCGCAACGGGATCTCGGGCGATCCGTTCTACGTCGCCCTGGCGATCGACTCGCACACGGGTGATCGAGTGGTGATCATCCGGTTCGACTACGACGACATCGCGGAGCGGAAGATGAACCGCTGCGCCGTCCTGGGCGTGGGGCAGCTCGCCGAGGGTGACATCGGGTTCGGTTCGAACAGCTGGCGCGGTGATCACTACGTCGAGGCGATGGACCGCTGGATCGCGGCTTGGAACCGCGAGCGGTTCGGGCACCTGTCGGACGACGAAGCCAACCCGAAGGACAACGGCTGAAGCCGAGCAGAAAGGGGATGCACATGACTCGCAACATCCGAGCGAAGCGCCGGGTGCGACCGCGCTGGCTGCCGACCGGCTCGATCTCGAGCGGAACGCTCCGGGCCGAGGACGTGGTGCCGGATCTTCTGCACGCAGCAGAACACTGGGTCAGCATGAGCCGCGCGGACCGCAACCGGGTCCGTCGGATCGGAGCGGAGGTCTCAGCGGCCATGAATTCGGTCTGGGACGCCGACACCTACGAGCAGGAGCAGGAGCACGCGATCGAGACGCTGTCGGAAGCCTGGAGCGATCTCGAAGACATCCTCACGATGTACGCTCCGCCCGGACACTACGTCGGAGCGCACCCGGGTGACGGCGCGGACATCGGTGTCTGGGCGAGCGAGGAGATCCCGTGTGTTTGCCCAAAGGTGGGCAACGTGACGCCGGACATGCTCGATGACGCCGCGGCCAGCGATGGCCCCGGCGACATCGTGTTCGAGCTGTCCGACCACGGCAACCTGCTGATGGTCTGGACGCTCAGCGTCGGCAAGACGCGAAAGTGGCACGGGCAGGAAGTGCGATGAGCATCGCGCGGAAGTACCTGAAGCCACGCCCCGGCATGGAAGAGCGGGTGACGTGGCTTGGCGAGACGTGGATCGAGCCCGAGGAGCTGGCGTACAACACACCGTACGGCAGTGCAAGCGAGTCGAACCGTCGCGGTCTGGTCCGGTTCCCTGACGGCCGACTGCGACGCGTTCGGCTCGGCGTGCCGGACAGCTACTTCACGATCCCGGCACGGCCGGACCGCACCCGTATCGGATTCGTGATGGTCGTGGACGGGGAGTTCCGATTCTTCCGACCCAGCGGAGGTGACAAGTGAATCTGCCGAATGTCAACCTGAAGATCAGCGACACGGAAGCCGAGTTCCTGGAGCGGCTGCTGTTGCGACACGGCTTCGCGACCGAGGCCAACGACCTCGGGCTGTCGATGCTGGACAAGACTGCGCTCCGCGACAAGATCAAGACGGCCCGTGGCTACTACCAGCGCGAGTACAACCGGAGGCGCGGGCGGTGATCTGCAAGACAGCGAAGGGCGGCGTTCGCAACAGCGAACTGGACGTTCATGGATACCGGGCCACGCGCTCGGAATTCCTGGATGCCATCGGCCACACCTACGAGATGGTCGACGCTGATCTGCGATCTGCGCTGGTGCCGACCGGCTACCGGCTGACGTACTGGATGGCCTGTGAGGCGGTCCTCGACTACATCGTAGACCACGGCGGCCTGAACCCCGCCGCGGTTCTGGCATGGGGTGGCCTGACGAGCACGGAACGGCGAGCGATGGTGCGTGTGGCACTGCGCGAGTACTTCACGCCGGGTGAGGCTGGACTGGAGGGACTGTGACGAACGTGAAGACGAAGCCCGCAAGCATGATGAAACCGCCGCCCCAGGTCGAAGTGCCGAACCTGGACGCGGCCGACTACGACGAGCTGTGGTCGTTCTGGTCGCGCCACTCCGGCGGCCGCCTGTCCCGCGCGCTGTTCCCGCAGGGTGGCGCCGGAACGGTGATGGCCACGGGCGATCTCGCCAACTACGCGTGCAACCTTGCGGTCGCGCGCCGGCAGCGCGAGCAGGGTAACGTGAGCGCAGCGGAGATCTACGAGCTGATCTGCGATCGCATCTACGACGGACTGCCCAGCTGGGCGAAGTGGTGAACACGCCGGAAGACAGACAGGAGACAACGCAACCATGATCCCTCGTGACGAGTGGCCGGGCGCGGGCCGACGAATCGTGAAGATCGGCCTGGACCAGTTCTCTGTCCGCAACGACATCACCGTCTCGGACGTGCGCGCCGCGATGCGCTGGCGCGGCATGGGCGATCGATGCTACGACTACTACCTTGCCCGACCGATCAGCTGCGACCAGCTCGTGGATGATTGGAGGGCAGCGATGGAGGCGAGGCCATGACCATGACGAGGCAGGACCGCTGGATCGAGGGTGGATGGGACGCGGCGCCGCTCGCCGAGCGGATCCGCGCGAAGCGGCTGCGGCGCGAGAGAGGCGCTGCGTACGATGATCCGATGCCGGCGTCGGACGCGATGCCCGAAGGGCAGTTCTACTTCGAGCACGGCTGGCACGCTGGCGAGCAGGGCCGGCCGATCACGGAGATCGACACGGACCCGCCGAGTGCCGAGCTGCGCGCGATCTGGGTGCGCGGATACGCCGCCGGTCGGCATTGCCGCATGGAAGCCCTGACGGCCCTGGACCTGATCGACATCCACGACCTGGGCGACGAGAGCCCGGAAGACTGAGGAGGGAGCATACATGACAGTGACGACGAAGCTGGCAGCGCCGAAGCCGACGATCGCGGTCGGTGATCACGTGACTCAGCAGCCGCCGACCTTCTACGACGGCACGGAAGTGGCCGGATGGCCCGACCCGGCATGGATCTGCCGAGTGATCAAGGAGGAGATCATGTTCGGCGTGCGCTACCTGACGTTAGAGGATCGCAAGGGCGCCCGGCACCGCGAAGTCGAGAGGAAGCTGTGGAGGGTCCAGAAGCCGTGAAGATCGTCAACGAGACACGGTTCGACACCCGCGCGTTGCGGCGCCTGGCGATGGCCGTGGCGCGCAGGGGCGAGCTGGATCCGGCGAAGGTGGAGCGGGTGACCGTGAACGTGCGGTACCCGCCGCCGCGAGCCCGCCGAAACGGACGGTACGTGACGGGCCGAGCGATCCTGCGGGGCAACTGGTGCGTGATCCGCATCCCTCGTCCAGCGGCCGGCGAGCCCGAGGAGGCGAACGCGCCGATGGTGGCGTTCGTGCTGGCGCACGAGTTCGCGCACCTCCGCGGAGTCGAGCACCGTGACATGGGACCGCGGTATCGGTGGTCCGGCTACGACGAGCGATTCGCGTGGGCCGCCGAGGACCGCTGGCGTATCGCACATCGGCCCGAGCCCCAGCGGGTGAAGCCCGGGCCGGTCGAACGGATGGAGCGGGAGCGCACGTCGATCGAGACGCGCTCTAAGGCATGGACCACGCGGCTGCGGCGTGCTCAGACCGCGTTGAAGAAGCTGGAGCGCCGTCGCCGGGAGATCGAACGGAAGATGGCCGCAATCAAGGCTAAGGGGGAAGGCAGATGATGAAGGTCGACCGAAAGATCCTGACGATCCAAGACCTCGCAGCGATCGCCGTGGAGTACAGGTACGCTGACGTCCGCGAGGTAGCGCAGGCCGCCTTGCGGCTGTTGAAGGAACGGAACCCCCGGCCGCCGAAGGCCGATCACATCAAAGTGACCCCGGCGTCCTGGAAGTAGGGGGCAGTCGCAGGGCAGCGCAAGGATGCACGGGCAGCCGCCCGTGCATCTCTCGGTGCTCTGCGGCACTGAAGCCGCACGAGTCGACCGCCGCCGCGCGGACACGAGAGCCGCCGGCCGGCACGAAAGGTAGGGAACCATGAAGACCGGACGCAGCCTGATGGAGCTGGCGCAGGAGCTGGAGCGGCAGCGCGAGACGAAGCGCGACTACGTCGTGGACACCGCGCGAGGGATCGAGATGCACGAGGACTTCGACGACGGTAACAAGATCAAGCTCGCCATCAAGGGCAACGGCTCGGTGGGGCTGAACGAGCTGGCGCACGAGCAGCTGGCCGGTAGCCTGGAGATCCCGCGAGCCTACTACCGCCGTATGCTCGACGAGGATCCGACGCTGCTCGTGAAGAACGTGAACACCTGGCTCGTGAAGAACCCGGAGACGCGGATGCTGCGCACGCTGGACGGCAAGGCTCGCGCGTGGCTGTCGTCGAAGTACCGGGCGCTCGACTACTTCGACTTCGCCGAGGCGGTCCTGCCCGTGCTCGCGGACCTGAACCTGGAGGTGATCTCCTCCGAGGTGACGGAGCGGCGGCTGTACTTCAAGGCGGTCTCGATGGACATCCAGAAGGACATCCCCACGGGACGGATGGGGGACGGTTCGCACACGATCTTCGACACCGTGAGCCCGGCGATCGTGCTGAGGAACAGCGAGGTCGGATGCGGCGCTCTCGCGGTCGAGACCGCCGTGTGGACCCGCGCCTGCACGAATCTCGCGGTGTTCAGCGAGCGCTCCATGCGCAAGTACCACGTCGGCGGCCGCTTCGACATGGGCGAGGACGTGGCCGCGCTGCTGACGGACGAGACCCGGCGCGCCGACGATCGGGCGGTGTGGCTCAAGGTTCGCGACGTGGTGAAGGGCGCGTTCGACCGAGCACGGTTCGACGCCCTGACGGAGAAGATCGGCAAGACCGCGGCCGAGCCGATCGACGGTGATCCGGTCGTTGTCGTCGAAGCGGCCGGCCGCGTGCTCGGCCTGAACGAAGGCGAGAGGGGCGGAGTGCTGCGGCACCTGATCCGCGGCGGCGACCTGACGCGCTACGGCCTGTTCAATGCCGTGACGCGGACGGCCGAGGACGCCCCTGACTACGATCGGGCGTACGAGCTGGAGACGGCCGGCGCCGCGCTGATCGATCTGCCCGCGACGGCGTGGCGTTCGCTCGGCTCGGCCGCGGCAGCGGCCTAGCAGGACGCGCAGGGCGTCCGGGCCGGAACGAGGGGCGGCGCGTGGCCGCCCCCGTTCCGGTTCGGACGGCAGCGGACCGGCAGTGATGCCACAGGATGGAGCAGGGACTATGGAACCATTCGAACCCGCCGCAACGCTTCGGATCAGATCGGCCTACTCGGGCAACATGTCCGAGTTCAGGCGCGCCTGTTTCGAAGAGTACATGGAGATCGTTGCCCGCCCCAACGGGCGGGGCGCCCTGGAGCAAGACGCCCTAGAGTGTCGGGAGGCAGCCACGTGGGTAACGATCGAGCTGGGGCCGGCGCTTGGCCGGCTGGCGCGAGCGCGGGCCGAGGAGGCCGAAACGATACTGGCGATGGACCCGGCCCGACTCGAAGATGCGCTACGGCGGCGCCGCTGGCGCAAGAACATGCTGAAGGGCGGAGGAGGCGACCACTGATGACGAAGCTCGATGCTGGATGGCGCACGGTTCTCAGTGCTGTCATCTACTTCTGCATCTACCTGCTGCTGAAGTACGCCTACGAGCAGGCGAGTTTGCTCGTGAGCCCGTTCGATGACATGCGGCCACTCTGGCGCGCCTGCATCGCGAGCTGCGCCGCCGTATCGATGGGCGGCGGGCTCGTGTTCGTGATGCTCGACGTGACGCCCGGCAAGGAAGACTGATGAACGCCGCGGCTGAGCGAACCGAGTACATCGCCACGAACGTGATCCTGTTCGGGTGCGTCGTGGCGATCAAGTGGGGCTGGAATCACGAGCCGCCCCGGGCCGCATGGATCGCGTTGACGGCGGCCGGATTCACCGTCGGATCGTACCTGTACTGGAAGTTCATCAAGTAGCAAGAACGAGAACGGAGGAAGCGAGAAATGGCGAACGAACCGATGCTGGACGCGCCCGCGATCGAGGCGCTGTTCTCCAAGAGGGCCGAGGCGCTGATTCGGGCCGAGATCGGCAAGGCCGACGAGACCTGGAAGAAAGTCCGGACCGCCGCGATCAAGGCGATGAGCGGCCGCGCCGATGTCAAGGGTGGCGGCCCGCTCGTGGAAGTGCCGTGGGAGAGCCAGATCGAGTACTGCGCCGGCCGGTACTACGATCTGCGCCGGGAAGATTCCGACGCCGGCAAGCAGCAGCGGGACCAAGCGTGGCGTGAGCTGATCGCGGCCGTGAAGTCGCGGCTGATCTCACAGTTCGTGGCCGAAGCCGCTTCGACCCGCAAGCTGATCGAGCAGATGCAAGCGAGCGCCGCGGAAGCCGAAGCGCAGATGTCCATCCCTGGCAGCGAAGAGGAGGGCTGACCGATGATCTGCAAGACCGTTGAGATCCGTGACGCCGCAACGTTCATCCCGGCGCTGGCCGTGAAGCTGGAGCCAGGGTGCCCCATGGACTCGTATCTGCTCGCGCGGGCTGGCTACGGCTCCACACCGTGGCAGCAGGGCGAGTACGTTCTGCTGCTGCGGCTGGAGGATGCGCCGTACGATCCGTTCGGCCACGCGGGCGGGGGCCGCACGATGTGCGCCGCTCACGAGCACCTGCTCGCCCACTTCGACGAGATCGAGTCCGGCGCGGTCGTGGACGTGGAGTTCCTGCGGGGCGAGACGCCCGCGCCGAAGCCGAGCGAGCGGGCGACCGGGCTGGTGGAGCCGTGAGCGCGCGACTCTGTGTCACCTGCCGGCACTTCGGGTTCGACGCAAGCGAGCCCGGGTACTCGGAGATGACTCCCGGCTGCGGCGCGAGCTTGGCGTGCGCGAAGTCGCTGTTTCCGTGGAATCTCGATGAGTTCAAGAAGAAGGGACCGGCAGCCCGGCGCGGGGAATACGGCATCCGCTTCGACGAGATCGAATCGTTGGCCCAGTTCCGCGCCCTGATCGCGCTGGCCGTCGACTGCCCGCACTACGAGGAGGCGAAGCCGTGACCGAGGCGCGAGATGGGAGGTCTGCCAAAGTGGCCGATGACAAGCCGAAGTACTTCGAGACGAGCCCGGAGTTCGCCGATCTGGTGCGGCGAGCGTACGAGAACGACGATCCCGAGGAGATCGAGGAGCACATCAACGATCTGATCGCACGAGAGGTCGCCTCGGCGCGGAGTGTCTCGCAGATGACGATCGACTCGATGGAGAACGCCGCCGCGGCGCTCGAGAAGAAACTGGACGAGGCCGAGTCGGATATCGAGTGGCTGAACGCCGAGCTCAAGGAGGAGCAGGAGCGAGCCGCCGAGCTGGAACAGCGCGAAGTCGCTTACGTCGAGCGGATCAAGGAGCTGACGCCATGAGTGACGAGGAAGCCGCCGCGGCCGCGGAAGTTACCGCCGTCGCGGCCCCGATGCCGCCGCACCCTGACGTGACGATCCTGGACGTGCTCGAGAACGCCGAGCACAACATCGGCGTGGCCGAGCGCAACCCGGGTGATCGAATGACCGTGCGGCGCGCCCTGCTGTTCGCGGCCGGTCAGGTCCACACGGTCCGTGCGCTGCTGGAGCGCGGGTATCCGGTGAACACGGTCGTAGACGAAGAGATGTTCTCGGAGTTCGACGAAGAGCCCCCGCCGCCCACGAACGATGGGCAGATGAGCCTGATGGGACCGGACGCAGCCGAGGAGGATGAAGAGTGACCGACAAGGGCAAGAAGAAGGACAGCCGCAAGCGCGTGACGATCGAAGCGAAAGACGGCCGATGGGTCTCGCTCCGTTCCCTGATGGAAGCCACGGCCGGGGGCCGAGTGCTGGTGGCGTTCCCGGCGGCCGACATGAAGCCGAACTCGATCGATTGGCGTGAGTGCCGCGTGCTGCAAGACTGCCGCAAGAACGGCTCGGTCGTCACGGTCGAGACCGTCAACGGTGGCATCATCTCGATCTCCGCCCCCAAGTCGCTGATGAAGTGGGTGGAGAACGAACAGTGAGCGCCGAAGGCGGAGAGATGGCGGACCTGGAGCTGAACGCCACGCACATTGGTCTCGAGGAGGCCGCGCGAATCCGGCGCATCGACCGTATCGTCGAGCGACTGCCGCGCATCCATTCCGGAGCGGCGTGCTGGGCTTGCGCGAAGCGACTGCGCATGGGGCGCGCGATCGAGCTGCGTGACTTGTCGATGCGACCTGTCGTGGTTCACGTCGAGTGTGCCCGGAACCTGCTGTTCCACCGCAACGCATTCATCCCGGGGAAGGGGATGGTCGATGCCTGAACTGGCGACGATGAAGAAGCTCTACGGGGATCGGCTCCGCCGGGCGAGGGCGCGGAAGGAGGGCGCGTGAGCGAGCCACGAGAGGACGAGATCCTTGCCTGGGAGGTGGCGACCGCCGTGTTCATCAACACGATCGGAACCGTCAAGCCGAACTACTCGGTCGCGATGACGATGTCCGAGTGGAAGTGCCTGACGGTCGATGCAATCATGGAGTTCCGGGCGCGGACGTGGAAGCCGCCCGCCGCATTCGACGCCGAAAAGCTGGCTCGCAGGGTAGCCGACATGGACTACGCCGACGGAGACAGCTTGGGTCTCAAGTTCGGCGGCGATGGGGATAGCGGAGAGATCCTGATCGAGCTGCTGGCGAAAGCCGCCGCTGGAGGAGCGGAGAAGGATGACAGCATGAGCAACGAAGGCGAGTGGGGGTACGAGGACTGGGATCAACCGCGCGGAGATGAGCGAGTGACGACCTTCACGAAGGAGCAGCTTGAGTATTGGGCGCAGACGCAACCGCTCGCCGCCTTCGCCCTGTCGCTAATGGAGCGGGCCGAGGCGGCGGAGCGCGACCGCGACTTAGCCATCGCCCACGACAGACAGCCCTACCCAACTGCGGAGGCATACGAACTGGCCTGCGCCGCAGTCGAGAAGCATCGCAAGCGCGCCAAGAATGCGGAGGCCGAGCGCGACGAGGCGCGGCGGGAACTGGCGGAGTGGCGCAAGGGGCAGAAGGAGGGGCGATGGTGAGCCGAGCAAAGAAGCCCCCCAAGCCGCTGGCCCCGCACTACGCCACGGCCATCGCCATTGTCTACGACACGATTTGCTGCCCGTGCTGCACCTGCCCCGAGCATCGCAGCGGGAAGATCCGCAGCGAGATCCGGTTCGATTCGATGCCGCCCACCGAGACGTTTCGCGGATGGTCGAAGCACGTCACGTCGTTTCCGCTCGACCGCGAGCGCGGCAACGGGCCGATGAACGCGAAGGCCGTGCGGGCTCGCGCTGCGATCATTGCTGAACTGGTCGGCGTTCCGCTGCGAGACGAGACGGACATTCCTGTCAATCTGAGGAGGGCGTGATGGACGGCGACGCATACGACGTGCTGCAACGGTTGGCTGAAGCGGAGGCCGAGCGGGACGAGGCGCGGCGGGATCTGGCGGAGGCGGAGGAGGCGATCCGCCATGCAGATTCGTGGTGGCAGGAGACGTACCACACCAAGGACCCTGACCTCGATGTCGAACCGTGCGGCGACGACTGCGAGGCGTGCAAGTTCGAGAAGCATCCCGCCGTCCGCCGGGCGCTGGAGCGGAAGGAGAAGCCATGAAGAACAAGGTAGCCGAGGCGCTGCGCCTTGAGACCGGCGAGAGGATCGTGGCCGCCTACGCCGAAGCGGCCTCTGGACCGGGGTGGTCGAATTCGCCGATCTGGGTCCTGATCCACTGTTTCGGCAGTTACCGACTCGCGTGCATTCAGCCCGACGAGCAGACGCCCGAGATAGCGATGCTGTACAGCGTGAGTTCGGTGGCACACGCCGCGATGACCGCAGCGGTGATGCGCGCCGCGCGAGGAAAGGAGGGCGCGTGAACGAGATGGACGTCAACGACTTTCGCCGCCTGTTCCGCGACGGCTTCGAGGAGGCGTACTGCGAGTACCGAACGATGGTCGAAGCCGAGCGCGAGCGGTACGAGGCCGAGGTGCGCTCGCGCTGGTATCGCCGCGCGCTGACCCGGCTCGGGCTCGCGCGGTTCTTCCCCGTCAAGCACCGGCATGAGTTCCTTGTGCCGGAGAGGAGGTTCTGGTGACCCTGACCGGCTGGATCATCACCGCTGCTGTGCTCGGCATCTGGCTCGGAATCGGCGTCGGCGTCGCGCTGCTCATCATCCACGAGTCGAGAGAGGAGAGGACATGACGCTCGGCGGCTGGATCATCGCAGTCATGCTGGCCGTTGCCGTGCTCGGCATCGGAGCCCTGTTCGGCGCGGAGTTCGGCGTCGCCTTCGGCGGTGGAATTTCGATCGGTATTATCGTGACCTATGGCTACATCATGACTCACGAATTCGATGAAAGGGGCGATAGGTGACTCACGACACAGAACTTGCCGCTGCGCGCGGCGACTTCCACTTCCCGATCGAGAGTGCTGCGATCTGCGCCGAGGCAGACTGCGGGCGCGTGTTCGCCATCGAAGTCCGCTCATCAAGCGACGGCGCGCACCGCTGCCCGGCCTGCGGCGGAGCTCACTTCATCATGATCGATGCGGCCCTGAAGGCGGGCGGCGAATCGCGCGAGCTACTCGTGCAGCGCATCGTGAAGCTGGAGGATGCGATGCTCAAGATCCTCGGGGCCTACGACCTATTCCTCGACCGGCCGCGCCCGGTACGCAAGGTCGAGCTGGAACGGAACCTGCGCCGAACGATCGACGACGCGAAGGAGCTGTTCAAGGAGGAGGGCGACTGATGGCGAAGCAGATCAAGATCCGGGCGATCAAGCAGGTGACCACCCGCGGGCGACTGACGAAGAGCGGCGTGCTGCGCGATGCGATCGTCGGCGTGCTGCGGGACGAGTGGGTCGGCGAAGAAACCAACAATTGGCACGGCTTCGAGCGGCTCGCGGCGGACCTGAACTCCTGGGCGATCAACGGCTGCGTTGATTGCAAGATGGTAAAGCGCGAAGTTCATCGCCTCGGCGCCGCCGGAGTCCTTGAGCACGGAACCGTGATGAACGACGATGGCGAGTTCGGCGGGAGCGGCTATTTCTTGACGTACGACTACGCGACCAGCAGCCCGGCCTGCATGGCCGCGGCGCCCTACTGCTGGGTCGAGCCGCTGCGGGCTTTGTACGGCTTCTACGGAAGCCGCGAGAAAGGAGCAGGCAAGTGAGAATCCTCGGCGGGTATAGCGCGGCGCTCTGCCGCGCCCGGGCGCTGAGCCGGCACACGGGCTCGATCTTCCGCGTGTTTCAGGACACCAGCCTCGCGTGGAACGTCGAACGCTACGTCCACGAGCGGGGGCGACCGATTCCGGCGGGCGAGTACTACGGCCCGGCCAAGAACGGCTCGGGCGACATCGTACTGCGCGGCACGGTCGCTCAGTCAGGGGCCGTGACCGTTGGGGGAGTCAAGTGACGAAGATCAACGAGCTGTCTGACCAGATGCTGGAGGCCGCCGTGCGGGCCTACGGCGGCCCCGGGACGATGCGCGGCGGGCTGGCGGCCGAGTGCCTGCGGCTGCGGCGCGAGGTCGCCGCGTTGCGCTCTCAGGTCGAGGGGGCCAGGGAGGAGCTATCACGATGGACGCGGAACGCCAAAGGCGGCTCGCGCAGCTGATCCAGATTCGCCGCGGGCGGCAGCTGCTCCATCGGGCTGTCGCCCTCGGCGTACCCGAGCTGACCGTATACCGCATGCGCCGCCGGCTGATCGAAGCCGCCCGCGGTCGGTCGGCGCGGCTGTATGTCGCCCCCCTGACCAAACGCACTTAAGGACGCAGGAGGAATGATCTCTCCCGGCGCGGCCCCGGGCTGAGGGTTCTGTGTTTCAGGAAGGCAGCGGAGCGCTCAGGAAGCTGGCGGAGCTTCCTGCGCGCCCTGCCCCTTCCCCCTGCGCGCCCCGGGCGGGGGCCGGAACTTCCAGTAGGCGATCGTGAGGCTGCCGCCGTTGATCGTCCGCGTTCCGTCGCAGGACACGATGGTTGGGAACCGCGTGGTGATCGCCCGGATCGCCTCTTCGCGCTGCGCCAGATCCCCGGCCGCGTAGGCCGTCGTCTTCGGGTTACAGACCGTCTTCTTGTCCACGCCGATCGACTTCACCCGGCCCGTCCACCCGCCCCCGTCCTCACGGTGTGAACAGGTGCGCCACACATCCTCGTACATCGCCTGCTCCGGATTGATGAACCGGCCCGGCTCCGTCGTCGAGCGGTACAGCTGGATATTCCCGGTGATCAGGCCCCACGTCCGGCCGAACCCGGGCGAGAGCCAGTCCACACGGGTGGTGTTCGAGAACCCGACCAGCGATACCCCCGGCAACCCATCGGCTGCCTCACACGCGCGGGTGAAGGCATCCGCTACCGTGCGGTACTTTCCAACACTTCCGCGGTCCACCAGGTTTTCAAACCCCGGCAGGCCGACCAACGAACGGTCGTGCATGTCGTCGTCGACCCGGAACACCCAGTCCATCTTCATGGCGTACCCGACCAGGTAGGATCGGTGCATCTGTGCCGCGCAGCCATGATCCCCCCGGATGACTGAGTAGCGATCCCCGTAAGCCACGCGGTGTTCCTCGTAGACGTCCGGGTCCGCAAGGACCACGACCGGGATCCCGGCGGGCATCTCGTGATGCTCGAATACGACGAGCGGCGGCCGGCGCCGCGACGGAACGATGATCACCGTGGATTCTGCTGCCTTCTTCGCCATCAGGCCCTCTCCCCCTGCTCGTTCTTCCAGATCAGTTCCATCGACGGGTAGTCGTGCGTGCGATCCGACCAGATGAAGCCCTGCTTCTTCAGCGTCAGCGCGCACGGCTTCCTGATTCCGTGCCAGCCTCGCCGTTCGCCCAGCACACGGTCGGGGAAGAGGCGTGACCGATGATCGTAGAAGATTGATGCGACACCATCGCCCATCGCCGGCAACGCCCGCTCGGCGTACAGGACCTCCTCGTCGTGAGTGCAGCCGGCGTAGAACCCGCCATCCCAGTGCTCGCGGTACTCGCAGAGCAGCACCTGCAGATCGAACCACGACAGGTTCGGCACGCGGGTTGCCCTGATGTGTTTCAGCATCTCGCTGGCCACGCCATGCACGGCCGCTCGGGCACGGGGCTTCGTGTCCGTCGAGTTGAGGATCTCGGCCTGCCGCGGGAACATCCACGACAGCACCCGCCGCGGCGACCATCCGCCCTCGGGCCGCAGATCGGAAAGCCGCAGCTCCGGAGCGACCGAACGGCTCAGGAATTCCAGGAACTTGATCGCCATGTAGCGGCCGTAGTAGGGGATCGACCGGATCGTATCGGTCCATGCGGCCTCGTACGGATCGGCTGCGTCGGCGTAGCGCGGTGTCCGGGGCCAGGACTGAGCGTAGGCGGCGAAGCCGAGCAGGGCCTTGGCCCGCTTCTCGGGCATCCGATGGTGACGCATCTCGGGACGGACCGGAAGCGCCGGCCAATTGGCTTCGAGCCATCCGGCGACTTCGATGAAATGCGCCTTGAGGATCGATTCGGGCCGCGGCCAGCGGCGCCACACCGCCAGCGCGGACGGGACGCAGTGCTGAGCGCAGTAGCAGCCGATCAACCAAACCATCTCATTGGGCGGCAATCCGGCGCCAATTGAGCCAATCAGCGCGATCTGCGGATCGGGCCCTCCGGCCCAGCATTCGGCCTCGGCGAACTGCGGGAACAGTTCCCAGTGAAGCCGTTCGGGCCGGTCGCCCATGCGCATGTTGTCGATCATCCGCGCTGCCGTCTCTTGCGCTTCGGCGTGTCTCATGATGCTCCCTTCCAGAGCTTCTCGAATTCCGTGCGGAATAGCCGCGCGGCTCGGTGCGGTTCCAGCGCCAAGATCGGTTCCGCGGGCCAGGGCTTGATCTGGTCGATCTCGGCTTCGACCCTCGATGCTGCTACGCGACCAAGGAGCCGGCCGCTTCGGTGGAGATCACGCGCCTCGGCCAGCAGCACAGCCCGATCCCCGTCGTGGACGATCGCGGCGGGCTTCGGCCCGAGCGCGAACCTGCGAGCGATCGCCTCCATCATGCGCTCTTCGATCGGGGCGTAGGCCGCCCGCATCTCGGGGACGTGCTTGAGCGGCCAGACGATGTCGCCGAGGTAGGCTTCCGAAGCGTCGTGCAGCAGACCCCAACGGGCAGCGGCCGGGCCACCGTGTTCGCCGCAGTAGCGGGAGACAAAAACGGAGTGCTGCGCGACCGAGTAGAAGTCCACCGTGTGGCCACCGAATCGGCAGATCCGGCTGAGGGCGACCGCAATATCGTCCGCGTAAATCTGATTTACGTCCGGCGCAATGAGGTCTATCTCCGAGCCAAGCCATAGGTTTAGCGAGTGCATTGACATTCGGATTTGAACCTCGAATTTACGGTCCTTGGAAGATGCTCCTTGCAAGGACACCAGTTTTTGGCACAAAATCGCCCCAACGGAAGCGCGCGGCCCCTAAGCCTGCCGCAGCCCCTCGAAATCCTGCCAGAAAACCCTCCAAAATTTCCCGCGCTTTCTGGGGCCTTTACCCGGCATCGATCACGGCGAAGTCCTCCGTTGCTCATCGATTTCCCCAAAAGTACTCGATTTACCGAGTTTTCACTTCTCTGTTTTTGCGGAGCCTCTCGCGCCTCCACGCGGGCGTGCAAAAGGGCCGGATCGGCCTTTTTCGACGACCGGCCCGGCCTCGATCGATCCCCTAAGCGCGGCGAAATTCGAGTGGACATTGGATCTAGATAGGCCATTGCATTATTCTCAGCGGTCCGCTGCGGAACGCAGTACTAGAACCCTCGGCGCCCCTGAGCTCCGCGTACGATCGTTCCTTATAAGTCCGCTAATCACTTCAGCTCCACTCCGTGGAGGTCGAGCTGCGCGATCAGCTCCGGATCCGGATCGTCGATGCCAACGGTTTGCCTGACCAAAGGAAGCCTATTCAACGGTGCGCGCTGGTACTTACGGGTCGTTTGCTTTGATTTCGCGGAGCCCGGCCCGGTCGGCCGGGCGGCGGCCACGGTGATGGTCGTGAATCCGAGCCGGTACAAGTCCTCGTGTGTGATCAGCCGCTGCGCTCCGCCGCCCCGCCGTTCGACATCCGCCAGAAGGTCCGGAATCGACAGGTACAGGTACCCGTCGTGGGCGAACGGGGCGCGGCGGAATGCGCGCTCGTTTCGCTCGACGGCATCGGAGCACACCACCGAGGAGCCGAACGTCGACAGGTACGAGCAGATCAACGCCTCGCAGCGCGCCTGCATCGAGAACTCGACCTGCTCCTTGTCCTCGGCGAATTCGCTGAGCAACTGCACACACCGCAACCACTCCGCCGCCTTCGGGCGGTGCGGGTTGATGCGGAACTTCAGGTCGATGGCGGTGTCGACCCAACGATCCCACGACCGCAGGTCTGAAGCCGTGCCGATCAGGTATCTAGCTCCGTGGGTCACTTGGATAGCGTAGCGGTAGGGCTCTGGGATGTAGCGGACGAGCGATGCGATCTCGACTCCGGTGAACCGCCGCGCCGCTTCGACCGCGGCCGTCTTGCGGGTTTCGCTTCCGGGCGGCGCCGCTTCGGCCTCTGCGATGCGGGCGACGAAGTCCTCGCGACGCTCCTGCTCGGCTTCCTCCGACTGCGAACTGACGTACTCGGCCCGCGCCTTCCGCACCGTGCGGATGTACCAGTCCAGCGGCTTCTGGTCGTCCTTGTGCTGGCGGCGCGCGGCGGCGATCAGGTCGATCATCTCCTGGTCCGCCCAACCGGCCCTCACCGCCAGTGAAGCCAGGCTCATGTCATGGCCCGATGGGGAGTTATCCTTGATGTCCTTCCGGTCGCGCCGCGCGAACGACGCCGCGAACCGCTCCTCGTTGGCCGAAAGGGCCACGAACTTCTCCAGGGGCGGCTGCGCATCCGGGTCGAGGTACAGGCCCGACTCGGCCGTGACGATCTCGGCCGTGCGCGCCTGGACCGGCACGGCGTATTCGAGGAAGTCGGTCGGGTTAGCGCGCCGGTCGTTCAGGTAGGCCATCTCAACCAGTATCGGCGGGCCGCCCTTGACGCGCACCGTCCCGGGCAACCGCAGCACCCGGGCGGCATCGACCGTCGAGTCGATCGTCACGTGAGAGCCGGCGGCGCGCCGCATGAACTCCAGCCAGCCGCGCGACAGCGAATCGAAGCCGGCGAGCCCTTCGCTGGAGCCGAGATCGAACGGCTCCTTGAAGATCCACCAAGCGTGAACCCCTGTGCCCGACTTGATGGCAGCGGTCGGCCTAATCGGCAGCCCTTCCAGGAACCGCAGCGCGGCATCGACCGAGGTGAACGCTCCGATCTTCACGTCGAGATCGACGAACAGCGCCGGGGCGTATCGCACATCGGCCGCGGTGCCCCGTGCGCCATGACGCCCATCGGGCGGCGCATAGTCGCCGCGCAACGCGCACGTGGAGAAGTACACGTCCTCGCCCCCGGCCGCGATCTCGACCGAGCGGGCCGCCAGCGCCGGCTTCGCGTCGAAGAACTCGGTGCGCTTCCTCGGGCGCCACATGGCGAGCTTGACCCCCGACTCGGCCAGCGTTTCGCCGGGCCACAGGGCATCGAGAAGGCGAACGGCTTCGTCGGCGCGCTCCTGCATGGCCCGCTTGGAATCGACCGGCCCCTTTGCCGATGGATTGCTCATCGGACCACCGCCCAAATCCCGCACGACTTGAGCCACTCGTCCGCGATGCCGATCAGGTCGATTACGCCGCCGCGCCCGGGCCACTCGATCTCTCGTTCGCCGATGCGCTCAGCCATGATGCACTCGACCGCGGCGGCGGAATCGTTGGCGAAGATGACAACGTCGCCCCGCTCAGCCAGCTCCGCAGCCGTGTGTAACTGAAGGCCCTCCGGCGGCCGGCCCCCGACCTTCTTCAGCTCGACCCAGCACGGTCGCCCCATGCGCAGGTCCCCGGCGCCGCGGAAGCGGTTCAGCGTGCGGCGGGGCCGGATGAGATAGTCCGGGAGGCCCTTCTCCTGGTAGGGACCACCGTGGATCTTGATTACCTTCAGCCCTTGCGCCGTGGCCTTCTTGCGGAAGTCGCGGCCGACCGATGACTCCCTCGGGTTGTGAATCTTCCCGGTCCCTGGCATGGCGATCTCGAACCGTCCTTTCAGAGCTTCATCAATGGAACAGATAGTGCGCTGGCGCGGCCGGCCACGTATAGTCGCTCACGGGCGCGGGTCACCCCGACGTAGAACGTGCGGAACACGGCCCCGGCGCCGTCCCAACCGGGCCGCCGGATCTGCACGGCGGCTTGGGGCGAGATGTCCGGGAAGACCAGGACGCGCGTTGCCTCGCCGCCCTTGACTGAATGGATCGTCCCGAGGATGACCGAAGGCTCTTCCTGGAGGGCGTTCTGGCCGCGGCGCAGCATCGACCGCAAAGCCAGCTCCATGGACGCCGGTGCGGTTGGGCCAATGTTCGCGATCGCCCAATCGATATCCCCCTCTTCCAACGCCATCAGCGCCCCGGGCGTAAGCCACCGCACGGCGGCCCGCGCGACTTCCATCCCATCCGCACGGTCGTGCAGCTGCAGAGCGGCGCTCTTCCCGCCGCGGAGCACGCCGTCGACGCCCGAGGCGACTTCGTCGGGTGAGACGGTGCGGATTGCCCGCACAACGGCAGCGAACTGCTTCGCGGACCAGCCCGCGGCTTCCGGCTGCCCGAGGTATGCGATCGCCGCCGCAGACTCGCGCGCCTTATCGCCGATCGGGTTGAAGCGGCGCGAGAATGGGTTGTGCCAACGGATGCCGTTCCGGCCGAGCAACGCCTGCGTCGGCCCAAGGAGGTAGGCGCAGGTCGCGAGGATCATCAGGTTCTCGCCGGCCTTCTCCGCCTCTTCGATCAGATCCAGCACGCGGTCCGGGCGCCTCCACGTGATCCCGAACGACGGGAGGACTTCTCCCTCGACGATTTCGCCTTCGTTTCCGTCGGTCCGTCGCGGGAAGTACTCGGTCTCTTCGCGCCAACTGCCCGAAGCCTTCGCCACGCGCATCGCCAGTCGCTGCACAGCGTGAGGCACACGGTACGACTGACGCAGCACGAGGAACAGATCGCCGGCCAGCACGTCGGGCGACGCGCCACGCCACGAGTAAAGGGCCTGACCCTCGTCGCCGACCAGGACGGTCGAGTCCGTGTGCTCGGCCCACTTCTCGATCACGTCCAGCTCCAGGCGCGAAAGGTCCTGGGCCTCGTCGATGAAGATCCGGCGGGGCCGGCCCGGCGCGTGGTCCATGTTGTCGCGGGCGTGCTCTATCAGATCCGTGAAGTCCATGACCTCGGAGGTGCGCTTGAACTCCGACCACGAGCGGTGGAACGCCTGTAGATCGTTCGGCCACGCCATCACCGGTACGTTGCGTGAGCGGAGCATGTCCGTGCGGATCATGATCTCGTCGCCGCGTCGTTGCCCTTCGACGGAGCCGGCGCCGCCGATCGACAGCGAATCGCCGTCCAGGGCCGCGGCCCCTACGGTCACGCCGCTCATCGGGTACTCGGGGAAGTCCCGGTTCCACTGCGCCAGCTCCGCGCCGCCGATGATCTTCGGGCGCCCGAGCGAGTGGTAGCAGTGTGAGTGCAGGGTGCCGACCTGCCCCTTGGCCAATCCCGTGTTTCGGCCGGCCGCTTCGGCCGCGGCCGCGCGGGTCAGCGAGCTGACAAGAACGCCCGCCGAGCCGTAGTGGCGCACGCCCGCGGCGCACTGCCGGGCGAGCCACGTTGTCTTGCCACAGCCGGGCGGCCCCACGACCCGGTAGACCTTGCGGTCGTCAGTCGCCTGCCCGCCGAGTTCATCGTCTTGTTCGGCCATCGCGCTATCGCCCCCGAAGCTCCCCCGGGCAAGGCCCGGGGGAGCCCCGCGTGGCAGCGAACTAGTCGGCGTCGCCGTCGATGTCACCGCGGTCCACGCGAACCTGCGTGAACACGGGGCGCAGCTCGTCGGCGTACTCCTTGATTCGGCCCACGGCCTCGGTCGGGATGACCTGATCCAGCTCGGGTACGATCCGCGAGTACGCGATGTTCTGCGCGTTCGTGGCGCGCTCGAGACGGAACCGAGTGACGACCGACCAGAACGGCCGGCCCAGGGAGGCGAGTCGCGTCATGTACTTCTTGACGGCCGAGAGCGACGTGGGCGGAACCACGACGACGCGCGGCAGGAACGAGTCGGGCGACACGACGAACAGCAGCCGCGACGACTTGCAAGCCTGACCGCGGCCGCCCTTGGAGGCCGAGCCCCACTGCGCCATCGGACAGTCGTGACAGGAACCGCCCGGATTGCCCGAGCCCGTGACACCGTCCTCCGAAGAGCAGTCGGGCGGCGTTCCGCCCCCGCCCTCCTCCATCGACACGGACCAGTACTGACGGCCGAGCCGCTGGTAGACGATCACGCCACTCAGGTCCTCGACCGGCGTCCCGTTGGGCTTCTCGGGCGTGGCGACCATCCAGTACTGCCCGCCGCCGCTCGGGACCTTGATCCGCTCGAGATCGAACGGAGTCAGCGGCTCGCCGCCGAGGTTGTCCCGCATGATGTCGCCGACTGAGCCGAAGCCCTCGGCCAGAGCGGCCGGGAGCAGCGTGCTGACGTCGACTCGGGCGATGGCCTTCTCGTCGTTCGGCTTCGCAGTCATCTCACACCCCCTCGCCCTTCAGCAGGGCGATCTTCCGCTTCGTCTCTTCCTCGGCCTGCATCGCCCGCCGCTCGATGATCTCGATCGCCAGCTCCTGCGCTGTCACCGAACCCAGCTCCTTGTTCACGGCGGCCTCGGCCCGCAGCCGCAGCGACTGGAACAGCTCGGCCACCTTCATGTTCGCCCCGGCGGCGACCGTCGGGATGTCGCGGATGAGACGGGCCGGAAGGCTGATGAGGATGCCCCCCTGCTCGTGCCGCGCGGCCGGTTCCTTCGCTTCCTTCTTGGTGCTCATGCTTCGCCTCCGTTCATGTTGCGCGGTTGGCTTCTTTTCTTCGATGCTCCGGCCGCGGCCGCCAACCGCGCACTCGGGCCGAGCGGGCATCGGGCGCTGATCGATCAGCGCCTACGAACCTTGATGTCGAAGACCTCGGCCGAGTCGAACATCGACTTCAGCCCCGTGGCGATCTGCTGCTGCGTATCGTCACCCGTGGCGAGCAGCTCATCGAAGTGAGCGCGCAGGCCCGTGAGGTCGATCTTGATGGCGGTCTGCACCAGGAAGTCCAGCCCGGCTTCGCCCAACGCCCCGGCGGCGCGCTGCTGAGCCTCCATCGAAGTCTCGCCGTCGAGCGGGCGCACCGAAAGGTACTCGCGCCGTTCGAGGAACACCGTCGCGCCATCGGAGGTCTTGACCTGCCGCATTCCGGCGGCGATGAACTCCTCCTGGATCTGGTTCTTCAGCGCGCGGATCTCATCGGTCAGCTCCGACAGCTCTGCCTTCTTCCGGTCCAGCTCCCGTGACTTCTCGACCAGGAGCGTCACGCGATCCGGCAGTTCGGCGCGAACGAGCGCCGGCATCTCCTCGATCCCATCTTCTCGTGCCATCAGATCAGCTCCTTGCGTTCTTTCTCTAGGTAGCGGCGCTTCATCGAGCCGGGACGGCCGGCCAGGATCGCAGCGCCGCGCTCGTACTTGTCGTATTCGCACAGCCAGTGCTCCACTTCGCGCATCTCCCACGCAGGCCACTCCGCCGGCCAATAGGATTCGATGCGCGCCAGAGCGAGCAGGTCTTGGCAGAGCCCCAGCTCGTACGCGGACACGGTGAACCGATCGCTGCTCGGGTTCCCGAGCCCATCGGGATGCCCGAACAACAGGCGGCTCAGGCCCCGCCGGGCGCCGGGGCCGACATAGCACCAGCCGAAGATGTCCGGGGCTTCACACAGGGCGCAGGTGTGGCGCAGGTCGGTGACCACTTCGTAGGCCGTGAAGGTCCCCTGCGCCCGGACGCGCGATGCGATCAACCAGTGCGCGGCCTGGAGGGTCCCCTCGGCCGTGATGTCGTCGATGCGCGGCCCCGTGCGCCTGAACTCGTCGATTGCCCGCGCAACGCCCTCGGCCTTCTTGTAGCCACGAAGGCCCTGGACGATGTACGCACCCGTGACGTACGGCGGGCTGTTCCGCTTCAGGCGGTTCAGCACCTTGCGCAACGGCCACTCGTCCGCGAGCAGCCACGGCCTGAGCAGCGAGCCGGTCTCGATGCGGTTGTACCAGCGGAAAGCCACCGTTGCGCGGTACACGGCGCGCGGGTTCGCGGCCAGCGGGCCGCGAACTTCGCGGGCGAACCAGCGGGTCGTGCGGTCGTCCTCGCGGTGTACGTTGCAGAATCGCCAGCGGAGGAAGACCGGGTCCTCGGTCCACGGCCACGGCGCGCCCGCGCGGCGCCGCAGCAGGATAGAGTAGCGCTCGCGCGCCGTCGAGAAGAAGCCGTTGATGTGCTCGGGGTTCATCCGCGGCGTTCCATCGGCGTTCAGGGCGTTTACCACAGCGTCACCTGCGGATCCGGGTCCCTGTCTCCGTAGCGGGGGCCGCGCGGCCGCGAGCGGCCGTCGCTTTCCGGGGGCATCTCGAACAGCTCCCAGAAGTCCTCGTGGATCGGCGCATTCTCGAGCCCGAGCCGTTCCAGCGCGTACTGCACGGCGGCCTCGTGCGAGTCGGTCGGGAAGACCTCCACGCCCTCTTCGCCGAGGCGGCGCGCGAACGATCGGGCGGCGCGGACTTCGGCCCGCGCGTTCGAGCGGATCGATTCCAGCTTCGCCATATCCGTCTCTGAGCCGCTCTCGGTGCGGCGCTTCACCTGGTTCTCGAACGAGAACTCCTCGGTGACTTCCAAGAAGATCACAACCAGGTGATCCTTGAAGCGCAGGGGCCGCTCGTTCGTCGAGTGGGAAAGGACCTTGCCCTCGGCCAGGACGTCGAACCCCAGCTCGTGGTAGCGGCGGATAATCTCGTAGGCCACGTCCATGTTCGCTACCGTGTCCACGCCGCCGCAGTCCTTCGCGTACTTGCCCACGGCCAGAAGCGGCCGGCCGGCGATACGCCCATGCTCGTCGTGCCGTTCGAGCAGGTGCCCGTACACCCGGTTGTTCACCCGCGCTACTGTGCCACGGTGTGTCAGCGTGGCGCCCGGCTTGAGCAGCGCGCCGCTTCCCCACCAGACTCGACGGCCCTTCTCCAGCGTCTCCAGCTCCCACGGCTCGTGCAACTGCATCGGCCGCCCCGAAGCGTAACGGGACATCACGGCGCGGGCTACTGTGGTCTTGCCCGAGCCGCCGGCCCCGCGGATCTCCAGGATGAATGGCGGGCGCGCCACGGCCGGCGTCCTGATGGCCGGGACTAACCCCGCGCCCCGTGCGTACTTCTTGACGCGACCGTCTGCGTCGCGCTTCACCTCATGCGGCTTCCGCTCCTTCCGCGGCCGGTTCGGGTCGCGCGGTTGGCGTGGCTTCCGCTCCTTCCGCGGCCGGTTCGGGTCGCGCGGTTGGCGCGGCTTCCGCTCCTTCTTCGGCCGGTTCGGGTCGCGCGGTTGGCGTGGGTACACTCCTCGGGGCATGGCGTTCGCCCTCACCCCTCTTCGGCATGCGTCAGCGGCGCGTGGCCAGCGAGCATGCGCAAGAAGTTCTTCAGCTTGCGGTGCTGGATGAACAGGTCGTGCTCTGCGATTCCACCCGGGTACACCACGGGGGACTTGAAGTAGAAGCTGAGCCATTCCTGCACTCCGGCAAGGTTGGCCCGGCGCGCCAGATCGATCAGTCGGATCAGGTCCAGAACGAGCGGCGCGGCCAGGATCGAGTCGCGGCACAGGAAGTTCACCTTCAGCTGCATCGGGTAGCCGAGCCAACCGACCAGGTCGATGTTGTCCCATCCCTCCTTCGCGTCCCCGCGCGGCGGGTAGTACTCGATCCGTACCTTGTGGTACGCGTCCTCATAGAGCTCGGGATACATGTCCGGATCCAGGATGGACTGCAGCACGCCCAGCTTCGACTCCTCCTTAGTGCGGAACGCCGCTGGATCGTCCAGCACCTGACCGTCGCGGTTCCCGAGGATGTTTGTCGAGAACCAGCCGGCCAGCCCGAGCGAGCGGGCCTTCAGCGCGGGGGCCAGAACGGTCTTCATCAGGGTCTGGCCCGTCTTCAGGTCCTTGCCGGCCACGGGCGCGTTCAGCACCAGCGAGGCTTCGAGCATGGCCACGGTATCCATGCACAGGTTCGGCGAGGCGTTGATGAACGGCGCGCCGCAGAGCGCCGCGGCGTAGGCGTAGAACATCGACGGCGGCGTGTGCGCCAGCGGGCCGCCGGCCTGCTTGGTCTCGAACTCGTGGCGCAGCGCCACCAGATCCCCGTCCCGCTCGGGGTACGACAGGCTGTGTGACTCGGTCGAGCCAGTCCAAACGACCACGACCGGGCAGTTGCCGTGAGCGACGCGGAACCGTTCGATGTCGGAGCAGAGCGCATCGACGATCGCCATCCCGGTGTCCCGGCCCGCGCTCGCGGGCTTGACGTTGTTGGCCTCGCTGGCGAGGCGGCGCACCCAGTCGCTCGAGAACACCGCGGACATCGGTTCGATCTGGTCCAGATCAGGCTGCACCGATTCCAGATGCAGATCGCTCAGCACTCCGGCCCGGAGCGCGGCTTCGTAGGCGCTGTCTCCGATCGGGTCCCACGCTCCGAACACCATCGAGTCGAGCGGGGCGAGCGGCAGCAGCTCCTTGATCAGCGGGTTCCGGCGGTCCGGCCCGGTGCCGAGCCGGATGCGCTGCATCTCGGTCAGCGAGCCGATCAGCGCCATCCCGGGGTGGAGCCGGCCCATGATGATGCCGGCGATTGTCGTTGTGGCTACCGCGCCGAGCCCGGCGAACAGAATGCCGAGGCGCGCGGCCGGCGGGTGAATCGTTGGAGCCTTCATCTCTGTCTGTCTCCTCTCTCGTGTTCAGATGCCGCGGGCGCTCGGCGGGACGTACGCCCGTTCGATGGAGTGGATGATCTCCTGCAGCAGCATGATGCCCCGCTGCACCGCGGGGTCGTACTCCTTCTTCCGGTGCGCGTCTTCGAGCGCCGAGCGAAGCTTCGGCAGCAGGCCGAGCGCCTCCTCGGCGAGCGAGCGCTCCCGGTCCGCGGCGCGCCGCGCGCCCCGGCCCCGGTAGTAGCGCTCCTGCTCGGCGGCGTCCTCGGCCATCTCGCGCTCGTCCACCGGGAAGTCCGGATGCTGCACGAGCGGCCCGGCGGCGGCGAACTTGATGTTCCGGAAGCAGTCCGGGTATCCGAACGCCGTCGTGTCCACGGACACGCCGCCGCCGTCCGCGTCGATGTCGATGTCCACGCCGCTGCGCTGGATCATCTCAGCTTCCACGAGCATCAGGTACCGGCGCAGATCCTGGACTTCGGCCAGCGCCGTCCCGTCCGGCGAGCCCGGGCCGTGCAGCTTCCAGTCGTCGTCGATGGCCTGGAAGATGTCGCCGCCGGAGCCGTTCGCGATGTTCTCGAGCCGGTCCCACTTCCGCGCCAGCATGTGGAATGCTCCGGCCCCGCCGCGCTTCTTCCACGAGCCGCGGTAGGTGCGCTCCTTCTGGCGCAAGACCTCGACGTCCTTGTCGGCGATCGCGACGAGGTGCCTCAGGTAGTCCATGCTCGCATCGCCTGCTCTGTCTTCACTCACTGTCTGTCTCCTTCGTTGCCTCGGCGCGGCGCGCGAACCAGTTCCGCGCCGCAAGGTACCAGTCGCCCATCGGATCCATCCCGCTCAGGAGCCCCAAGCCGATCGGCGCAGCCGCCGCCGGGGTCAAGCCGTTGGCCCGAGCGCGCCGGTACGCGAAGTACGACTCGCGCAGCGGAAGCGCCACCTTCTTGAACCACGGAAGGAACGGATGGTTGTCGGGCCAGTCGTTCTTCAGGAACTCGTGACAGCCCCGGGTGAACATCTCGTGTCCGCACATCTCGCTCCGCCCACTCGGGATCTCGCTCTCCTCGTCCGGCCACAGCAGCTGCGTCAGCGGGCGCTGGCTATCGGCGAAGTACGGGTCCGACACCGAGGCGAGCGCCGCTCGGGCGCTGTCGCGCAGGTGAGGGGACCGCGCCATGATCCGCTCGTAGATATCACAGTACACGTGAGGGTTCACGACCACCTGATGCATCCGTCCCTGCCATCCCCCGGCGCCGCGGGCGACGAACTCGTGCAGCATCGACAGGTGGACGGCGTTCGCCCCCGTGACGCCCCAGATCAGATCGCCGGAACGCTGGAACACCGTCATGTCGATGCGCGGGCTGCCGTTGCCATTCCAGTCCGCCGCAGCCTGGAATGTCGCGGTCAGGTTGCACGGCACGTCGCGACCGCCCGAGCGAGCCATCGCTAGGTCGGTGGCAGGATTCCAGAACCCGAGCACCGCGCGGCGGGTCCACGGATCATCGCGCAGCATCTGGATGATCTCGACGAGCTGGTCGATCGGCTCGGCGCGGTAGTCCGCGTTGTCCCAGCACCTCCAGCGGGCACCGTAGGCACCGTGCAACGTGCGGCCATCGTCCGAGTACGTGAGCATCCGCGGCACGAACCGCGCCGGCCACTCCACGTCGTCCCGGCCCGCGAGCATCCAGATGGCCTCGGCCACGTGGAAGAACGGGTTCGCGTCCCGGGCGGTGTCGAACAACACGCGAGCGCCCGGCGCGGCCGTGGTGATCGTGAGCGGCCCGGGCAGCTGCAGAACCGGGCCGTTACGGCTTGTGGTGCGGATGCCATCCTCACCGATCAGCCACATCACCAGCGGGTAGACTTCGTTGACGGTACGACCCGCTATCGTCTTCATCAGAACGGTTCCTCCTCGTCTTCGGCCTGCTGCCCGTCTTCGTCTATGATCGGCGCGCCGCCGCCGCCGTTACCGAGGGCGCGCTCGTCCAGCACGCGGGCGATCACATCGCGGCGGCGCACGAGCGTGTCCCGCACATACTCGTCGATGGTGCCGCGGGCGACCAGGTGAAAGTAGACCACACGGTTGCGTGACTTCGGCCCGTGGATGCGGGCAATCGCCTGGTCGGACTTGGCCAGCTCGAACGTATCGTTGTACAGGATGCAGTAGCTCGCCCGCGCTAGATCGATCCCCTCGCCCCCGGCCTGATACTGCACGCCGAGCACCTCGCCGCCGGCCGAGCCGAGCCAGTCCTCAAGGTCGTTGCGGCGGCCCGACAGTTCCCGATACAGGCGGCCGGCCGCGGCCGTGGCGCGCTCGACCTGATCCAAGTCGTGCCGGAAGCGGCAGAACACCACAACGGGCTCGCGCGGGTCGAGGTCCCCCAGGATCTCGACGACGGCCTCCTCCTTCGCGCGATGGACCTCCACCGTGCGCGGGCCGCCGGGCGCGGCCGGCGCGGCCTCGGGATCGAAGATCCCGATCTGCCCATCGGTCACGGCCACGGGGTCGTCGACGCGCGTATGGCCGGAAGCGATCTGGCACATCCGCAGCATCTGGGTCAGGACGTTCGTCGCCACGATCTCGCCGTCGCCGCTCGCCAGCATCGCCATCGCATGGTCCTTCACCTGCGCGTGTAGCCGCCGCGCCTCGGCAGGCAGCTCGATCACGACCGTCTCGTGGATCGCTTCGGGCAGGTCTAGGACATCACGGGAGGCCGCGAGCGTGATCGAGAAGTAGCGCTCGCGGAACTCCTCAAGGTTCCGGTAGCCGACGACCTCGCGGCCGAGGTAGCCGCCGAGGATCGCGTAGCGGGAGCGGAAGGCGCCGAAGGCCGTGCCGAAGATGCCGGGGTCCAGCGCGCGGAAGATCGCGTAGGCGTCCATCGGCGAGTGGGCCAGCGGTGTCCCCGACAGCGCCCAACGGCGCCGCGCGGCGCGCTGGAGGCGACCGCAGAACTTCGACTGGTGTGAGCCGGGCGACTTGATGCGATGGCACTCGTCCAGGACGAGCACGTCCCACCGAATGGACAGCAGCGGCTCACTGAGCAGCGGGCGCCATGCGGCCTCGTAGTTCAGGGCGATCACCGCGGGCTGCCCGCCGGGGGCAAGGGCGAGCCGCACCTCTTCACGCAGCTGCGCCGCCCGTTGCTGGATGGAGCGGCGATCGAGCCGCACGACGCGGAAGTAGCCGGGATGATGGGCTTCGGCCTCGCGCTGCCAGACCATGCAGGCACGAAGCGGCGCGAGTACCAGAATGAGCCGAGCGCCCGCGGCGCGGGCCGCATCGAGGGTCGAGCGGGTCTTGCCCGTGCGCATGCCGTATTGCAGCAGGGCCGCATCGTTACCGAGGAGCCAGCGGGCCGCCCGCGTCTGGTGAAGCCACGCGGGGCCTACGGGCGAGTGATTGTCCAGCGGCTCGTCCAGCTCCGGATCTGTCCGGCGCCCCGGGGCCACATGGCCGGCAAGTTCCACGACCTCGGGCACGTCGATGGCCGAGGGCACGACGCTGAGCAGCGCGCGGGCCGCGAACGGCGACCGCGGCAGCAGCCATAGGCTGCGGGCCGCATCCCAACGGCGCCCGGGGATCTCCTTGATTGCCTCACGGATGAAGAAGGCGCCACGGACGGCCAGCGTCCGATCGTCGAGCAGCTCGACCTGCGGCTCTTGCGGCTGCATCGCCGGTGCTTAGCGTTCGCGACGGCGGCGGGCGGCGACGGCGGCGACTTCTCTGTCGGTGGCGGGCCGGCGCCGTTCCGCCGGCTTCTCGGTCGGGCGGCGGCGCGGCCGGGGTGCTAGCTGCTGGTGGACGCGGTAGCCAAGGACGGGGCCGATGGACCCTTCGGCCAGCGCCTCCTCCGTGATTTCCTGGAACCGACCGCGGCAATGCCTCAGCACGGCCGCCGCGATGACACGCGGCGGGATCATCGTGACTTCGGCCGCGGCGGCCAGCTCGCGCTTCACGCCGTCGTCGGGCGCGACGCGCACCAACAGCTCCGGACTTTCGATATCCATGGGTCTCATGACGGGGTGAACCTTACACCCGCCAGGGTTAGCCGCAAAGCCTGAGCGCTAACTGACTGAAAACAAACGAAAGCCCGCCCCGGATCGCGCAGCGGGATGAGTGCGGGCGTCCGGGACGGGCTTCTCCGGCGACGCGCCGGAAGCCTCTTAGATCAGCGCAGGAACGGGTTGTCCACCGTCTCGTGCGGGTTGCCGGCGGCCTCGGCCGCTTCCCATCCGGGCGAGCCGGGCGTCTGCGGATGGTTCGGCCACGCGGCCTGGACGTACTGAACCCAGAGCGACTCCGGGTCGTAGGAGGCGAGCGCCGCGACCGCGCGGTCGATCATCTCGGGCGTGCCGGACCACACCTCGCCCGCGAGGATCTCCTCGTACTTCTTCATCAGCAGCGCCTCGGCCGCCGCGTCGTCGCCCTCGTCCGCGACGACACGTTCCCACGCGGCGGCGAACAGCTCCTTGAGCGAGAAGCCACGGTCGTAGTTGTCGCTGACGGCGAGCGGGTCGGTCGTCAGCGCGAGCCGCACGAGCGCCTCGGTGTTGCGGCGGGTCGGGTAGCCGATGAAGGCCGAGTCGCCGTAGAACGGGTTGCCGTGCTTCTGACCGTCGCACGCGCCGAGCGCGAGCTTGGCGAGCCGCGTCGCCGCTTCGTCGAGAACCTTCGCGTCGTCCCACTTCCTGATCCCCGGCAGGCTCATGGCTGTTCCTCCTGTGTCATGCGCCGCCGCACGCGGCGGTCGCGGTTGAAATGGGTGTCCATCGTGACTGAGTACTTCATGCCCTTCAGCTCCAGGTCCCCTTCGATCGACTTCTCGTAGGCCGCCTCCAGCCGCAGAACGGTCGGGAACCTGCGACCGAACTCCACGGGCTCCGCGAACAGATGGGCATCGACGGTCTGCGCCGAAGTGTCTGCCTCGATCGGTTCGCCCGTCGTGCTTGTCACCTCCGCGTCGGACCATGTGTAGCGAGCACCGACACCGAAGTCCCAGAGCCAATTGACGCGAGGCCGCGGGGCGCGCACGAAATCGACGTCGGTTCGACCCGTGACGCGCGAGGTCGTCGCCGTCGCGGTGCCGCCCCACGGCGCGGGGGGAATGGTGCGGCGGGCCACCAGCTCGCGCTCAAACTGGATCAGCTTCTCCTTCAGATCGCGGTTGTCTCGGGCCAGTCGCTCCTGCTCTGCGCGGTACGACGCGAGCGCCGCGGCGGCCTCCTCCTCGGTGATCACGCCGAGGCGGCGCGCCGCGTCGATCGACTCCTCGGTGAACTCGCGGGCCATGTCGGGCCGCTGGATCTCGCCGGCGATCCGGGCGCGGTCGCGCTCCCCGGGCCGGATGACGATGATCTGCGGCGGCGGTGGCGTCCGCTCCTCGGGCGCATCGCGCACATCCTTCGCCGGCTCGGTGCGCGGCGACTCCGGCGTGATTCCGCCTACGGCCGGCGGCGGCGGCGGCGCGCACGCGCGCTGCGCCAAGCCGAGCGCTACGGCCCCGCCGAGCGCCGCCATGATCATCAGGGCAGGGCGCGACACCATCAGGCGCAGCCATCCGTAGGTCATGCTGCCGTTCCTTTCAGCCCACCGAACGGGCGAATCTCCAGGCGGAACGTCTTGTTTCCCATCGCTCCGTGCAGCACGCTCCATGCTGCCGCGCTGTTCGCTACGCCGAGCACGCCACCGATGCAGGCGATCTCCCGGCCGACGACGATGCAGCCGGTCACATCGTTCGCGGTGTTACCGCGATGGATCAGGATCTGCGAGCGGCCGGGAACCCCCGTGATCTCCCAGGCATCGTAGCCGCCGCGGTTGAACCGCCGCGGCACGACGGCGTAGGTGCCATCCGGGATGCAGGAGACCATGCGCTGGTTGTCGTACCAGCCGTCCTCGGCTGTGTAGACTATCCTCCGGTCGGGCAACTCCAGCGCGCCGATCGTGGCGGTCGCGCCGTAGTAGAACCGCGTGAGCACAAGCGGTGGGTCAGGCATCAATCCTCCTTGTCCAATCCAAGCAACCGCCTCCAGAACGGTCGCCGCCGCCGCCGGCGGCCGCGCGCCCCCTCGCCGGCCGCGCCAGCCGGCCCCGCGGGCGTGATCGGCGGCTCGGCACGCGGCCCCGTCAGCACCCAACCGCCGCCGCCGAAGCTGGTGATCCGGGCCAGCAGCGGCGCGGTCGGGTCCGGGGCCTTCGAGACCCACTTGCCATCCGAGTTCCGCTCGACTCCGATCTCCGAATGCAGCAGCACCCAACCGCCGCCGTGGACGTCCCGATCCACATCGGACCAGACCGCTGTCTGCCGAATGCGCGTGTCCCCGGTGTTCGGCGCGGGCCATGCCGGTAGCGACAGGATGCGCGGCGGCGTGCGGTACACCGCCATCAGGGCGATCCGCGGCGTGTTGCTGTTGTCGTCCTCGTCGGCGGGCTCCGGCTCGTCGCCGCCTTCGATGAACACCCGGGAGCCGTCGCCATACAGGCGCAGCTCGCACGGCTGCGCGGTCGGGTACTTGAGCAGCGCCACGATTCCGGGCCAATCCGCCACGGCGAAACGCTTCATAGCCGGCGCGGCACACGTGATGAACAGCGGCGCGAGCCGGGCGAGCGCCCGCTCCTGCCAGCAGTCGAGCCGGCCCGGATCCGGCAACTGCCGAACGGGCTTCGGCTGCTCCATGCTGAATGCGATGCGGGCGAGCGTGTGATGCACGTAGCCGAGGCCGTGCCCGTGCCCCCAGGAACGCTCGCCACAGATCGTGACGACCATCTTCCCCGCGCTCTTGGACTCGTCGAGCACCTCGCGCGAGCCGCTCTTCCCCGTGTACTCGACCCCGACGTGCAGGCCATCGGCCGGGCACGGAGCCATCGACGCTCGCGCCAGCGCGAACCACTGCGTCAGTAGCTCGCGGAACCCAAGGGACAGCGCCGTCTCGCCGAGTAGCTCGGCGGCCCGGGCCGCGACGCCCCACGCGATCAGCGGCCAGCCCGAGTAGGTCGTCGAGCCGAACTCGTTCAACATGAAGCAGGCCCGGTTCGCCAGCAGCAGGTCCGAGGCCGCGCGGATCGCCGCGGCCCGCTCCTTCCTCGGGGCGATGCCCGCGGCGACGAACATCAGCCACGCGGCCACGGCCATCGTTTCGATGTTGGCCGAGCGTCCTGTCGATAGGTAGCCGCGGCCGTCTCGGCCGAGGTAGAACGGCTTCGCGGGCAGTTGCGTGCGCCACGGCACCTCGGGTTCCGGCAGGCCGTGGAGCGCCGCATCCAGAGCGAGCTGCGCCAGCTCATGTCGCTGCATTATCCACCTCCGCCCGGCGGAATCACCTCGACGCCGCCGCCCTTGCTTCCGATGATCTTCGTGGTCGCCTTATAGCCGAACGCGAAGCCGAGCAGCGCCGTCGAGATGCCGACGATCCCGCCCCACCCGTCGACCACGAGCGAGAACGCCTGCCCGATGTCCATCACGGCGAACAGGAACAGGTCGAGGACCACGGTGAACGTCAGCGCGATCCACAGGTTCGACGAGACGTCGTTGAACCCTTGCGTCTTCCAGAGCTTGATGTAGTGCCGCGCGACCTGCACGCCGATCGTCGTGATGGCGACGCAGATGAACAGCGCGATCACGACGCCGCTGCGGGCGATCCACAGCTCGACGTTCGGTCCGCCCGCAGCGCCGGGCATCAGTGCTCCTTGACCTTGATCTTCACGGTCTGGTCCAGCTCGCGGCCGCCCGCCGTTACGATGTGGCAGGTGACGAGGTAGGTGATGCCGGGACGGCCCTTCGAGAGCCAGACGTAGGTGTGCGTCGTCGTCTCGGACTGCGTGCCGAGCGCGAGGTCGTCCGAGTCGGCGCTCGGCGTCGCGGTCCAGACCGCCGTAGCGACCGTGTCGCCCGCCTCCGACAGCCGCTCGGTCCAGTCGAGGAAGCGATCCTCGATATCGTCCGGGTCCTTCTCCGCCCAAATCAGGTACGCCACATCACACCTCCTCGGAAGGTACGGTTGCGCCGCGCGAGAAGGCGGCAAGGATAGCGCCACGACTGACCGCCGGGACCACGGCCCCGCGCTCGGTGTCGGCGAGGACGGCTTCGGGCTCGATCGCCGGAACGATCGCGCCGAGCGACGTGAACCCGAGCGCCGCGCCGCGCTCGACCGCCGGGACCATTGCACCCTGCCCGGCGTCCGGAGCGATGAGCAGCTTGCCCTTGGCCGTTTCGGCGAACACGAGCGCGGCCGTGGCCGTGCCGCGGGTGGTCAGGCTTCCGGCCGCCGCGTCCGCGAATGCCACGGCCGCCGCGCCGCGCCCGGCCGCCGTGATCGAGCCCGCGCCCACGGCCACCAGCACGACGGCCGCGGCCGCAAGGCCACGCCATATCGCTCCGCCCACGGCCGAGGCGGCTACTGTCAGGTCCGCAGCGGCCGCGGCGGCGAAAACCGAGCCGCCGGCCGCGGTCGCGGAGAACGTGACGGCTGCGGAGCCGCTGCCGCTTGCGCGGAGGCTTCCGGCGGCCGTCGCGCCGAGCGCGAGCCCGGCCGCCGCGCTACCGGCGGCGACGAGGTGACCCGCTCCAGTCGAGACGATCCCGACTGCTGCGAGGCCCGCGCCACGAGCGAGGAGTGAGCCGGACCCCGTCGCCGCCGTTTCGATCGTTGCCGCGCCCGCGCCCCGGGCGAGGAGCGAACCCGCCGCGCCCTCCTCGAACGCGAGCGCCGCCGAGCCCGAGCCGGCCCAGACCGTGCCGTTGCTGACGGTATCGCCGACCGCCGTCGCATCGAAGGCAACCGCCACCGATCCAGAACCGACCGCGTCGAGGTAACCGACCGCCGCCTCGGCGAGTGCGAGGTCCGCCGCTGCCGAGCCCCGCAGGACCGCGCTTCCGCTCGCCGTGGCGTCGAGGGCGAGCCCGGCGCTCGCCGAGCCCACCGCCGCGAGGCGACCGCTGGCGGTAGCATCCAGAGCGAGCGCTGCACTAGCCGACCCAGCTGCGACGATGCTCCCGGTAGCTGCCGCATCCAGCGCGAGGTCCGCAGAACCCGAGCCGTTGGCGGTCGCGGCTCCGACTGCCGTCGCGCCGAGCGCGAGCCCGACCGCTGTCGGGATTCCACGATGGACGCTCCCGCCCTTCGCCGTGGTCGCCAGCGCGACGGTCGCCGAGCCGACCGCGAGGTTGATGACGGTGACGTAGTCCTCGGCGTGGAACTCCAGCCAGCCGTTCCTCGGGTTTCCGCCGGTGTGCGACTCGCCGTCAGCGAAGTTGTGATCCGGCTCGGCGGTTGTCCCGAGCCAAGCATAGGATCCGGTCGGCGCGTCTCCAGCGGCGTTGTCCGACAAACCGAACTCGAAGACGAGCCGGTCCCCCTCGATGCAGGTGTAAGGTGCGAGCGCCTCGTCAATGACGATCTTGCGGCTGTTGTAGTAGCCGCTCCCGCTGTCCGTCGCCGGTACCTCGGCGAAGGTGCGGTAGATCGCCACGGGCAGGAGGACGGCGCGAACGGTCGCGCCGTCGTTCGAGACGACCTTGATCCCGACCGGAGCTTGGACGATGTTGTCGACCTGCTGGGCTTCAAGGAGCGGGAACACCGCTCGCACGGTGCCGCCGAACGTCTGCGCCGGAAGCGGATCGCTGACGTACTGCCGAACCAGCGCGAGATCGCCCGAGGTGAACGGCCCGCAGTTCGGCTGCGCGTCGTAGTCCGAGGAGGAGAACCTCCCCTTCGTCGGCTTCCGCCGGACCGTCTCGCTGGTGTAGTCCCACGCCGCGTCGTAGGCGGGCGAGACGGGCGGTGTCGTGCTCTGGACGGCGTCGCCGTGGAAGTACCAGCGCGTGACCTTACGGTCCTCGCCGGCCGCCGTCGTGTCGAGCGCGAGCTCCGCGCTTCCCGCGTTGCTTCGCCAAAGAACGCCGCCCGCCGCGGTCGCGTCGAGAGCGAGCGAGGCGGAGCCCGAGCCCGTCCAAACCGTCTCGTTCGCCGTCGAGCCGGTCGCGGTCGTCTCTAGCGCGAGCGAGGCCGCGCCCGCGCCGAAGAAGATGTTTCCAGCGCCGGACGAGCCCGAGCCCTGATGGGCGTCGGGCTGGAAGCCGTTCGGCTGGAAACCGCTGCTCATCGGTCTATCGCTTCACGAGAGTCACGAACAAGTCCTGTGCCGCCTCCTTGAAGAAGGTGACGGCGTGCTGCTGGTAGTCCTGCGCGCGGATCGCCACGGCGGGGTGAAGGTTGTAGCCGAGCGTGTGATCGAAGTCGCAGGTGATCCAGTCGATTCCGGGCACGTTCACCGCGCGCCACTCACGGCTCAGGTAGGCGAAGAAGTGCTCGCTGACCGGAGGCCACTGCGCTCGCGGGTCGCCGTAGGCCGCGCCGCTCGCCCAATACGGCACGGCGATCAGGCACTTCGCGCCGGGCTTGAGGATGCGGTGCAGCGCGTTGAAGAAGGCGACGCGCTCGGCCATCACGAGCCGCTGAATGTAGCCGATCGACTGCGCCTCATCGACGCTGTTGTCGGCCATCCGCTCCATCTCCTCGACGGCACCGAGAACCCACTTGAACCCGGGCGGGATGCGCGCCGAGTTCTCGGTGCCGAAGTCGAGCAGCACGAGCTTCGCCGCCTCGGTGAACTTCGCCTTCCGCTTCGCCTTCGCGCTCGGCCTGATCCAAGTCGTGACGGAATTCGTCGCCATCGTGTCTGTCTCCCCGCTACCAGATCATGTCCGCTGCCGCGTCGTAGTGGCCGACCTTGACCGAGCAGTCGATCGCGCAGCGGTAGCCGTACTTGCGCGCGTCGGACCAGAAGTAGAGGTCCTGCGTCATCACGCCGTCGTGCCTCTGCGTGACGAACCACGGGCGGCGCAGCCGCGCATCGCGGAACATCCCGAGCCGCCAGAGGTTGAAGCCCATCCCCGTTCCGCAGCACTCGACCAGACCGCCCGCCGGGTCGGGCGGCTGCGGCCTGAAGTTCAGGATCGGGTCGCGCGGGTCGCCCCAGATCTGCGCCACTCCTCCCTCACCCTTGGTGAAGTAGAGCCCGCCGATGCAGGATAGCTTCGGATTCGCTTCCATCCTCTCGGCCAGCCGCACGACGCCGTCCGCCGGGGGGAGGTTGTCGTGCTCCAGCGTGAGCAAGTACTCCCACGTCGACAGCTCCGGGTGCGCGAGCACCTGCTCGATCGCGGTCGAGTACGCCGCGCCGACCTCCATGCCGAGCGCGAGCAGGCGCGCCACGCCGTTGTTCGGCGGGAAGATCAGGTTCAGGTGCGAGAGGTAGACCTTCGCCGGGATCGCGTCGAGCGCCGGGACGATGACCACGACGCGCTGCCGCTTGTACGATCCGGCCTTGAGCAGCCGCGAGCGCGTGCGGCTCGGCTCCGCGTTGTGCGCGCCGAGCGTCGAGAGGTCTTGGATGAGTAGCTGCGGCTTCATGGCATCACCCGTTGAAACTCATGCGGCCAAACTGGATATAGGGGCGAGCGGACAAAAAGCTTGCAGATTCCATGTCCAAGCTCGTCGCCAGAGACGACCACGCGCCACCCGACGCGATCTGCCCGAGAAACGGAACCACGCTGGTGTAAGGCAACGTGTTCGTAGACATCCCTGCGGCCACCCAGTTGTTGAAAGAGTGCGCTACCTTCCCTAGAATACCGACGCCGAACTGCGAGGCGTTGTAGCGCGTCGTGGTAGAGGCGTGCGTCGAGGAGAAGTAGTGCGCCATGATGAAGGTCCCAGCCGGGAGCGTCGAGGCGAACGGCACGAGGAACTTCACCGACGCGCCGAAGCGGTTGGTCGCTGCCACGATGAGTGAGTTCGCGAAGCTGGAAGGAGCCGTCGAGACGTTCGTGCTCCGCGTCCCCGAAGCGGTCCACGTCCCGTAGGTCATGCCGCCGCTGTAGTCGAACGACTTCGGGCCGCTGATCGTCGCCGCGTTCGTGACCGTCATGTTGTTCGACACCGTACCGTTGACCGAGAGACTTTGTGACGAAGCGTAGCTCAGCCGCGTCGTCCAGACCGTCTCGGCTCGACGGGTAGAGCTAACGGTGGCGAGCGAGTAGATCCCCAATTCAAAGGCCATGTTCCACACGCGGCTGAACGATCCGGTGCTCGTGGCCGAGAAGGTCGTCAGGCCGTAGCCCCACGAGCCGACGACCGCCGGGACCATGAACTGCCCGGAGTCGAGCGCGAAGGCGAACTCGACCGGATGCACGTAGACAGAGGAGCCTCCCGTGTAGATCGCGGTGTGCGTCACGGCCGCATCGAGCGGCTGGTTCTCCCAAGTGAACACCTTGGGGAGATCGCTCCCGGCAATCGAGAACGAGACGGCGTGGACCGAGTTCCAGTCACTCGGGCGCGCAAGCACAGACGCCTCAGCGGTCTGGGTTCCACCGCTACTATTCCCGACCGTGACGGTTCCGGTCCAGTCCGCTACAGTGACACTCTTAGCATGTTGAACAGTAATAGGCATCAGGCGACTCCAATCTGCCGCAGCCGCTCGCGCGACGGGGGCTTCAGGAACGCGACGGCGCGCAGCTCAAGGTTCGCCGCCTCGACGTAGACCTTCGAGAACCCGGCGCGCTGGAGCGCCGAGGTGAGCCGCCGCGCGTCGAAGCCGCAGTGGTGCGCGTAGTAGAGGTTCCCGCGCTGGAGCTGCTCGCTCCAGCCGTAGAGGACATCGTGGAACGTGATCGGTCCGGTCGGGCAGTCGTACCAGCGCGCGTCGAGGTCGCCGCCCGCCGCCGCGAGGTCGCGCGCCAGCGCGCCGAGGTCCGGCACCGCGACCTCGGCGAAGCCGTGCGGCTTCAGGACGTGGCGGAAGCCCGCGAGCACGCCCGCGACCTCGTGCCCGTAGAAGTGCTCCAGCGTGTGCGAGCAGTAGACCGCATCGTACCCTGCGGGCGGCAGCGTCGAGAGCCGCCGCGCGTCGAGCACGATGTCCGGCTGGACCCCGGCGTCGATGTCGAGGAGCACCTGCCGCCAGCCTCGAAAGACCAGCGGCAGAACGCGGCCCGGACCGCCCCCGACGTTGAGCACGGAGCGCATCGCGCGCTTAGGTCGCCGTGATGTCGAGGTCGCCTGCGGCGATCTGGTAGCTGTCGTTCTGCGCCACGGTCCGGTTCGTGATCGTGCCGCTGATCTTCAGCGTGCCCGCGCCCGGAGTCACCGTGTCGTAGATGGCGAAGTGCGTCACCGTCCACGAGCCCGCGCCCGAGTTCGGGCCGAAGGTGATCGTACCGCTGTTCGACGTCGCGCCCGATGCCGCCGCCCCGCACGAGAGCGCCTGACGGGTGTAGCCGTCCGTGGCGGTGATCTCGACCTCCGTCCCCGCGCCTGCCGGGTCGCCGTTGAACAGGGCGACGAACAGGTCGGTGTCGAAGGTGTACTCGGTCGTCCCGACCGCGTGGTCCAGCAGGGCGTTGCGGAAGGCTTCGGTGAAAGGCATCGTCGTCTCCTATGGTCGTCGGTTGAGGTGCAAGTCTAACGCCCGCGCTCGATGAGGCGGTCGAGTTTTTCTTCGATCCGGGTCAGGCGCTTCTCCATCAGCTCGTTGACTTCCTGCTGTCGATCCCACATCTGCTTCTTCTCGGCGGTCCACGCCACCCACTCCTCGCGGTTGACGATGTGCGGGAGCATCTCGTCCATGCGCCTGCGGGCGTCCTCGTTGTGAGCCGCCATCTCCCGCTTGATCTCGACCTCGATCGCCGGGCGGACGGCATAGGTGAGGACGGCGTAGTTGACCGACGAGAGCAGGGCTATCAGGGCGAGCACGAAGGCGATCATCTTCTGGGCGACCTCGGCTCGCTCCATCGTCGCGCTCACCCACGTCTTGCCATCCGGGTCGGTGTAGCGCGTGAACTTCTCGCGATGAAGAGGATGCGACATCGCCTCGGCGCGCTCCTCGGCGATCACCCGCCGGATCAGCTCCTCCAGCTCCTCGCGGTCCAAGGTCATGTCGTCTCCCATGTGTATCAGTCAGTCCGACGTCTGTGTGTTCGAGCCGAGCTTGTTCGACTCGAAGTGTGCGTCCGCCGAGAGTAGCCCGGCGCGGCTCTCGTACGTGTCGCCTCCGGCGTTCGCGTCGCGGTACAGCCGGAAGTAGAAGACCGAGCTGCCGCCGTCCGCTCCGGTGCCCGGCGCGACGGTGGCGACCGCCGTGATGTAGTGCTTGTCGATCACGACGTTGGCGTCGTTCGGTGCCGGGGTCGAGCCGCACTGCGCGGTCGTCGTCCCCGGGAAGACGACGCCGTAGTCAGCCCATGTGTAGTCGATGCACCAGACCACGGCCTGATTCGCCGGGGCGCCGTCCGCCGTCGCCTCGGGGAACCAATGGACGTGGAACTCGATCGACGTGCCCGCCCATCGGTGCGGCATCTGGATCGAGCCGTGGACCTCCTCGTCGCTCCCGGCCGCAAAGAAGTAGGCGTAGATCGGCGAGTGCGTCGCCCACGAGGCGAAGGTCGGCGCGGACGCGCCGAGCCGCAGGCTGTAGCCCGGGATCTGGATGTCGTCCCAGTAGGTCGCCGTCCCGCTGAACGTGACGTGCCCGTCCGCCGCGATGTTCACAAAGCTCGAAGCCGGAACCGCCGCCCACGCGCCGTCGATGCACGCGCACCAGTGTTCGAGCGTGCCGCCGCCCGTCGAGCAGTCGGAGGCTGTCAGGGCGTTGACGACCCACACGGCCAGCGGCGAGCCGTTGCGGCACTCGTTGGGCGACATCGGCAACCGCCGCGACGACTCGTGCGCGGAGGCGAGCGAGGCCGAGAGCGCGAGCAGCAGAGCGAGCGCGGAACGGCGCATCAGATCTTCTCCTTGACCGAGTAGGTCCGGTCGAAGCGGAAGGGGGCGCTGTCCTCATCGTTGACGACCGACATCGGCGAGTGGACCCACGCTCCCTGCATCGCCTCGTCCTGCGTGCACCAGAACGTCATCAGGTCCGAGAGGAACGCCGCGTCGTCCTCCGGGTAGAACGCCACGAGGAACGCGCCCGTGACGCCCTTGGCGATGTCGATCCGCTCGGCGAGCGCGGCCATGTCCAGCCGGGTCACGCGCGGCAGCGTGAAGGTCGCCTTGCGCCGCCGGTGTCGGTTCGATGGAAGCTCCTGCCCGCCGAACGTCATCACCTTCTTCGAGGCGTCCTCGATGCCGAAGGACAGGCCCGTGAAGTTCCGCTCCGCCGGGACTTGGTAGAACTGCCCGGCGGCGAGAACGCCGAGGCGGTTCAGCCGGTCGTCGGTCGCCGCGTTGAGGAACGAGACGTAGACGTAGGCCGCGTCGCCAACGACGTCGGGCGCGGCGATCCACGTCCCGTACTCTGCGAAACCCTGACCCGTGGCTCCGATCGTCTTGTGGATCACTCCGTCCGCGTCGATGTAGCAGATGTCGGTCTGCTGCTTCTCGTACTTGTTCAGCCACGGCGACGGGGCCACGAGCTGCGTCGTCGACGACTCACCCGCGATCAGCATCCACCCGCTGTCGAACTGCGGCATCGTGCCGGTGGCGTAGTAGCCGTGCGACCACATGAGGGAGTAGATGCGCGATCCGTTGTCCGCCTCGACCTTGACTTGGAACGTCGAGAGGTCCGGGTCAAGGATACCCGTGCCGAACGGAAGGATCAGCACGCGGCGCGCGAGCGGGTCCTCGTCGCCGATCGTCTCGCCATCGCAGAGCACGGTCGTCGTTCCGACGCCGCCCGGGATGACCGTGACCTTGAGGCCGGTCGCGTTGCCGCGCAGGACAATCGCGTGCTCGTTCCCGGCCTGCTGCGCCGGATCATCGGTCGGCGTGCCGAAGCCGAAGGTGCCGTAGGAGCTCGCGCCGAACGTGATGTAGTCCGACTCGCTCGCCGACAGAAACGGGTTGTCATCGATCGCCGAGTAGGTGCCGGTCAGGTTCGACGAAGCATCGCGGCTGGTCGGGTACAGCTCCTGTGTCCCGACGATCGCGTTACTCGACGACGGAGCCTTCGAGTCCGCCCACACGCGCCAATAGCTGCCCTTCTGCTTATCGAGGTTGTGGTTGACGATCGCCACGAAGTTCACCTGCTCCAGCACGGCCCGGGACTGCACGAGGAACGTCGAGGCCGACGGAAGGTTGCTCGCAGCGGTCGAGTAGCTCGACGGCTCCTGATCGGCGTGGTTGCCGCCGTCCGCGCCGCCGACCGAGCAGATGCCGCCCTGCATGACGTTCGGGATTCCCGCGATGATCATTCCGGCTGCCATGACTCAACCGCCTCCCTTCCAGATCGTGACTTCGACTTGCGGCACGCCCTCCTCGTCGCTGAGCGGAGCGACGTGCAGCACGATGAACAGAGAACTCGGATCGCTCGGGATGAGCCCGAGCCGCTGCAACGGCTGGCCGTCCTGATCGAACTCGGCGAGCGTGAACTGCACGGTCCAGCCCTCGCCCGCATTGGACGACTCGGCGTCCGGGATGGTGATCTTGTACGCCTTCGCCGCGCCGCCGTACAGCCCGAGCCGCCGGGTCGCCTCGGCGATCGCGTCACTTTCCAGAGCAAGCCCCGTGTCGGCGACGTAGGTCCCGGCGCGCGGGAACCGGGCGAGCACCGCGAGGTCCTCGACACGGGCGGTCAGGTACCCCTGCGTGAGCCGGGCGACGATCGGGTCGTCGTTCTGGAGGATCTCCCCAGCGATGTCTTCGAGCCCGAGCGTCGTGTACTGCCGCCGGTAGCCGAGCGCCACGGCGTACATCGGCGGATCGACCGACTCGGGCGTGACCGAGATGACCGTGCGCTCGTCGAACGCGGCATCGTAAGAACCGGCCTGACCGCCGAACCGCTGCACGGTGAACAGGCCCGTCTGCCGGTCGAAGTAGCCCGCCGCGCCGACCGAGCCGAGCACGAAGGCGATGATCTCGGCGATCGTCTCGCTGCCGAAGGCGTAGACGCCGCATGGCGCGCTGTTGTCGATGTCGAGCTGCTCGAACGAGGCGTAGTCCAGCTCGTCGGGGTTCACGAGCGGCTCGGTGCCGCAGAGCGTGGCGACCTTCCACGCGATCCCGGCGGTTGTCTCTTGGTAGTTCTCGTACTGAGCCCCGAGCACGGCGGTCGCGGTGTTGTCGCCCTTCAGGTCGAACGTCACGGGGAAGGACGGCTGGCTCCCGAACCGGACGAAGGTGCCGCCCGCGTAGGTCAGCGTCTCGCAGAGGCCCGCCGTCGTCTCCGCGAGCAGGAACGTCCGCAGGTCCGTGTAGGCGTTCTCGAACGGGAGGTCGGGGTCGCCCGTTTTCCCGTGCAGCACGCCGCCCGCGTAGGCCGCGACGACCTCCTCGCAGATGTTCCCCGCCACCATGTAGGTTGCGGTCGGCACGTGGACGAGCACGCCGGGCACGGACTCGCAGCGCCCGAAGGCCAGCGGGCGCAGGGTGCCCGCCGTGTCGGGCGAGCCTTCGAGCGAGGCGACCCAGACCGGAGCGCCCGAGTAGGCGATCGACAGCGGCGCGGAGGTCAGCAGCGCGGCGACCACGGACGCCTCGTCGACCAGCGTGATCCCAGTCACGGTCAGCGTCAGCGCGACGGCGGTCGAGACGGTGAACAGCCCGTTATTCCCGGCGGTGCCGAAGCCGCTCGCTCGCCCGCGCATCCCCGCGACCCAACCGTCCGTCACGAACGAGCCCGAGGCGCGCGTGTAGGAGTAGACGCCCGCCGTCTCGTCGGCGGTCAGCGTCGCCTGCGTCGTGACGATCGTCGAGGCGTCCTCCATCAGCGCGTTCGTCGCGGCGGTGCCGTCGCCCGGCCCGTCCTCGCCGCGCCAGAGGCCGACCAACGTCGCGTCCGTCTCCTCGCCTTCGGTCAGGCGGCGGAACCGCGCCTCGCGGATCTCGGCCTCGGTCCGCTTGACGTTCCACACGCGGACTTGGGTGACGTAGCCGTCGATCCGGTCCGTCGCCGGGGAAGGCCGCCCGCCGATGTTGAAGCTCGCATCGGCGGAAGCCGCAGCGCGACCCGTGTTGTCGGCTGCGTCTGTCTCGACCGTGGTCGCGTCCCCTGCAACGTCGTGAAGGTAGACGATCGTCGAGGTCGCGTCGCACGCGACGGTGACGTGAAACCACTTCTTGTCAGAGAGCCCCGCCGTGGTCGTGTAGTAAGTTGTCGCGTTCGACCGGAAGCGGATCTTGCCCGCCGCCGTGAGCTGCACCTCCCAAGGCCACGTCGTTCCGCTGAGCCCAACGATGTTCGTCACGGCGGCTGGCGTCGAGTCCTCGCAGTAGATGAAGAACTCGACCGTGATGTCATCGACCAGCGCGGTGAGCTTCGGCTCCGGGCCGGTCGTCGTCGCCACCGTCGTCGAGCCGTCGTAGTTCAGCATCCACCCGGAGCCGATCAGCGCCGCCGACTGCATCGGCCCTTGCAGCCGCGCGCCTTGATCGCGCAGCGCGATCGTGACTTCTTCGAGGCCGATCTGGATCGACTCGACCTCTCCATCGTAGAGCACGCGCCCGTTCGCCCGGCTGACCCATCCGTTCCCGGTCGGAGAGTAACCGACGTGGATGATCTTGGCCGCGCGCCCATTCCACAGGTAGCCGTCGAGCGCGTCAGTCGAGCCAAACATCTGCGCGATCCGCACCTCGCCACCCGAGACGGGCGGCGTGTCGCGCACGGTGCCGGGCAGCACGATGCCCTGCTCGATGTTCAGCGCGACGATCGCCTGCGGCACGTACGGCTGACCGGCGGGCGTGTCCGCCGGGCCGGAGACGTAGATGTCGCTGGAGTAGTACAGCGTCTCGACCGCCGGGGTCGCCTCGTCGTAGGGCGACAGCTCGACGAGGTAGACGTCGCGGCGCTCAGGGTCCGTGAGGAAGTCCTTGTAGCTGACCGAGTAGCCGCTCACGCGATCCTCCGACGCAGCGTCACGGTGGGCGCTCCAGCCGCGAGCCGCCGCTCGGCGGGCGATGGGCGCACCGCGCCGCGCTCCAGCGTGCGGCGGATCGCGCGCAGCTCGTCGTTGTTCGCGTCCCCGGTGCGGCAGACCTCGTCGGCGACCATTGCCGAACCCTCGCGCACGGCGCGCTCGACTGCCTCGCTCGCCAGCGCACGGGTCCCGGCGGTCGTTGTGTCAGCCATGCGCGCCTCTGCGCCACCCGGCACCCCCGGAGTTCCCCACTCCGCGTCGGCGAGGTAGGCGAGGTAGTCGGTCATGTCGTAGAGGTAGTCGTCCCAACGGTCCGCGTACTGGAACCAGAGCTGCCAGTCCGTGCGCGTCTCGAACGCGCCGATCAGCTCCTCGATCGCCGAGACGACCGACCCGAAGATCTCCTGATAGCCCATGCTCGACGTGCCGAACATCTGCGCGGCGAGCTCCAGATACTGCTGCCCGACCTCTTGGAGCCGCTCGCCCGCTTCGAGCCGCTGCGTCGTTGTACCGTGTGTTGCCTGCCAGAGAGTTTGCTGCCACTCTTGCTGCGCCAGCGCGAACCGCTGCGCTAGCGTCAGGGGCGAGACGTTCGTGTCCTGCTTCAGCGAGTCGAGCCAGTCGCGCAGCGCCTTGACTAGGTTCTTGATCTGCTCGGCGAGGTCGTCCCCCTTGCCGACGTCGCGCGGCCCGCCCTCGGCTGCGCCGGAGAAGCCGCCGCCGCCGGTGCCGGGCTCGCCGGTCGGCGCGTTGGGCGGCAGGCCAGCGAGAGCCCTACGGATCGCCTCGGCGATCTCCGGCGCGAGCTTTCCCATCGCCAGAAGGATCTCGAACTGCGCCTTCAGCATCGCAATCTCGATCTGGTATCGCGCCTCGGCCAGCTGGGCCTTCAGCTCCTCGTCATCGACGTACTTGAGCAGGTTTTCGAGGATGTCGAGGCCCCACTCGTTCGCGGCGTTCTGCATCGCGGCGGCAACCTGCTCCGCCGTCATTCCCATCTCCTCCATGTGCTCCTGGAGGAAAGCGAACTTGTCGGCCAGATCCTGCGCCATCTCCGCGGCCGTCGCGAGCGGGTCACCGAGGCCCGCGAGGATCTCGTTGCCAAGCTGCTCGATGCGCGCCCGCTCGGCCTCCTCGACATCCTCCAGCGAAAGGCCCAGCTCCTCGTAGACCGCCGTCATCTCGATGCCCCACGCAAGGATCTCGGCGAGCTGTGCTGCGTACGGGTTCTGCGTGTACTGCGCAACCTCGGCCATCGCCTGCTGCTGCAGCAGGGCGCGGTGCTGCGCCTCCAAGGCATCGAGTTCAGCGGTCGACATCCCGAGCGCGACCATCTCGGCACGCAGCGCCGCGAACTGCGCCGTCAGTTGCCGCGACTGCGCCACCAGCGCCGGCAGCAGCTGCTCGGCCAGCCCGGCGATCTCTTGCTGAACGGTCGAGCGCCGCTCGGCCTTCGACGGGCCGGCGGCCCCGCCGCCGCCGGCGGCCCCGCCGCCGCCGCCGCCGCCCGTGTTGATCTTGATCTCCTTGAAGTCGATCGCGGCCGGCAAGCTGGCGATCATCGCGTCGATCGCTGCGAGCTGCACGTTGAGGAGATCGACGCTCGCCCCGACGATCGCAGACTGCGCCTCCAGGGCCGCGCGGCGGACGTTGATGTCAGCGTTCTCGAGGTTGATGCGCGCCTTCAGGAACTCGCCGTCTGCTTGCAGCTTCGACTGCTGCGCGGCGATGTCCGCCTTCATGATCGTAGCGGACGTCTGTGCAACCGCCCCCTTGGCAATCAGCTCGGCGCGCTTCATCTCAAGCTCGGCGCGCATCAACGCCAGCTCGGCGTTGAACATCGTCGCCTGCCGCTGCCGCTCGGCCATCTCCTCGGCCGCGGTACGCTGATGCCCGGTGATCTGGTCGCGCAGATTGTTCATCTGCATCACGCGCCACTTCATTGCGACGGCGTTGGCGTCCTCCATCGAGACGCCCATCCCGCGCAGCTCGGTCGCAAGGGCCGCGGCCTGCGCCGGAAGGTTCTTCAGGGCCAGTTCGATATCGGTGAGGCCCGAGATCGAGTCCATGATTCCCTGGACCTTCGAGACGGCCTTTACGAGCTCCTCGGGGTCATCGCCCTCGTAGTTCTCGATGACCTGCTTGACGATCGGATCGAGCGCCTTGGAGAGATCCGAATTGAGGAAGATCTCCTTCGCCGCCGCGATGATCGCCTCTTCCATCGTTCTGAACGTGCCGATGCACACGTCGTTGACGACCGCATCGAACATCGTCTTGTCGTTCTTGATGTTGATCCAGGCCTCGACGACCCCTGTGATGAAGGAGCCGGTCGTGTTCTGGATCGACTGGAGTAGGCCCGCCATCGCCGCCGCGATCTTCGGTCCGGTCTGGTCCAGCTTTCCCTGCCAGCTCGCGGTCATCTGGCCGTTGTCGAAGTTCACGAAGGCCTGGGTGTCGTAGCGATTCCTCTCCTTGGCCTTCTGAACTTGATTCGCCAGAACCGCGATCGCAACGACAGCCACCGCGAGCACAGGGACGATCGCCCCGACGAGCCCCACGATGTCACTGATGCTGGAAAGGCTGCCGCCGCCGCCCAAGAGGCCCCCGACGCCGCCGCCCGCGCCACCGCCGACGGCCGCGCCGGCAGCCCGCGCCTCTGTCTCCCTCATGATCAACGCCATCTGCTGAACATGAGCAGCGAGCTGGGCAGCGATCATGCGGGCGAGGTATTCGGCGATCAGTTCGATGAACAGGTTCTTCATGCTGTCGACGAAGTTCTCGAACGCGTCTTCGCTTCCCTTCATCAAGTCCGTGAACAGACCCTGCATCGAACTCTGTATGCCGCGAATCAGGATCTCGTCAACCTGTTCCTTGAACTCCTCCAGCTCCGTCGCGAGCTTGTCCGAGACCGACAGGTTCCTGGCGTCGTACGACAGGGTCATCGCCGCCCTGACCCGCGCCGCATATTGCTCCCAAGCCTCAGCGTTCAGGTTGAGCTTTCTGACCTCAGCGCTGAGCATGAACTCCTGCACTGCGAGCTCGATCGAAACTTCCCGCAGCGCCGCCGCGCCCTGCTTGGCAGCTTCGACGAGCGCCATGTCGTTCGCGGCCTTTACCTCCAGCTCGTTCAGTTTCTCGAACGCATCGACGAGCTTCGCGATTGACTCATCCGCGAGCCTCTGCTGCTCCTCGTTTAGCTCCTTGGTGGATTTCTTCAGGTCCTTCTGCGCCTTCTCTACCCGCTTGATTGCCTCCTTGCCCTCTTCAGTCGCGGAGACGACCTCGTACATCCCGTAGTTGTACTGCTCCATCTCCAAGATACCGAGAGCGAAGGCGTTGTCGAGGAACTCCAGGCCCTTCTTCAGATTCCCGGCCTCGGCGTAGGCCTTCGCCATCTCGATGACGGCGGCCGCGATGACCTCCTGCTGCTTCTCGGCCGCGTCGACAATCCCGAGGCCCATCGCTTCCGTCAGCAGCTCTTGCGCATCCCTGAGGTCAATGCTCGCTGCGTAGACCTTGTCGTACTTGCCGATGAGCGACTCCAGCTTCGGCAGCATCTTCTCGACTTCTTCGGCGTGGGCTGCCGTGGCCTGCTTCGCTTGCAGCTCCTCGACCCTCTTCCGCTCAAGGGCGCCGGCGTTCGCGTCGTACGCGTCCGTGACGACTCCCATCCAGCGGGCAGTCATCTCGAGCAGATCGGACAGGCGCCTGTACTCCTGCAGAGTCTCGGGCGAGAGCATTCCGGTCCTGGCCTTCTCGGCGGCCATCTTCTCGGTGAACGCCTTGAACGCTGCCGCGATGGCCTGGAATTCCCTTTGCGCAGCCTCTACGTCGATGAGGTGAATCTCGGCCGGCGTCGCCAGCGCCTTCTGCATGGTCGTACGGAAACTGGCGGCCGCGTCCGACAGCCGCGCCATCTCGGCGATGGCCTTATCCGACTCGGCGATGGACTTCTTCCACCGCTCGTACAGGTACACCGCCAGGGTAGACAACGCGACCAGGAGAATGCCGATCGGGTTGTTCATGAACGCAGCCTTGATGGCGTGCCCGAGCGCCGTGACTCCGGCCGTCAGCGCGGCGAGAGCGCCGGTCGCGGCGATCGCCTGCGCCCCGAACACGATGACCATCGTGAGGAACTGCGACCACACCGTGATCAGTGGCATCATCGCGCTCGCCACCAACGCGACGATGGCCATCTTGAGCGGGACGGCGCCCTTTTCGATGAACTCGACAATGACCGACAAGAACTCCGCGAATCGGCCAACGAGTTCCCCGGTGAACTCAAGCAAGGGCTTCATCGCAATGACCAGATCAGTCATCGACTGAACCAGCTTGCGAACGCCGTCGTTCATCTGGCCGCCCATGCCGAGAAGAACGTCGTTGAGGTTGTTCTTGAGCTTCGTGAAGTCGCCCGCGAGGTTGTCGACCATCGCGCCCGCGACCTTCGCTGTGACGCCAGCGCTGTTGGCTACCTCCTCCGTGACTTGCCGCAAACGATCCAAGTTGTTCGTTAGGGCCAGCATCGCGGGCGCGCCGCGATCGCCGAAGATCTTGAACGCAGCGCCCGCCCGCTCCGTATCGTTCGGGAGCGCCATGAACCCGTAGCGGAGCTGCTCCAGGACTCCGATGATCCCCTTGGTGGGCAGATCGACGTCCTGTAGCGTCAGGCCCATGTCGGCCAACGCCTTCTTAGCAGCCTTGGTCGGATCTACCAGCTCCGAGAAGATGCGGCGAAGGCCCGTGCCGGACATGGAAGCGTCCATGCCCGAGTCGGCCAGCACACCCATCGCGGCCGTCGTTTCCTGGATCGAGATCCCGGCCAAGGCCGCCACGGGACCCACGTAGCGGAGACCGGTCGCCAGGCCCGAGATCGACGTGTTCGTTGCGTTGGCTGCGGAGGTCAGCGCGTCCGCCGCGCTCGATGCGTTCGTCGCTTCGATTCCGAAAGTGGCGAGCGAGCGCGCCAGGATCATCGAAGTGTGCCCGAGCTTCTCCTGAGCCGCCGTGGCAAGGTTCAGGGCCACGGGCATCACATCGATCGTCTGCTGCACGGTGTAGCCGGCCCGGGCCATGTCCTCCATGCCCTGAGCCACTTCATTCGCAGAGAACTGCGCGCCGCGGCCAAGGGCCATGGCCGCATTCGACATCATCTCCAGCTGCATGCCCGAGGCTTCGGCGATCGCACCGACCGCGTCCATCGACTTCTCGAAGTCCGCGCTGGTGCGGATCGCTGCACCCACCGCAACGGACAGACCCGTGAAGCCCGCAGTGAGTGTCACGAGCTGAGTCGTGGACATCTCATGCAGCATCCCGATCTGCCCTATCTTGCCAAGGCTCTTTTCGAAGGCCGAGAGCTGCGTCCGGATCTTCGCCAGCGGTTGCGTGAACTGATCAACGAGCTGGAGGTAGCCTTTGATGGGGCCGAGCTGCATTGTCAGTTCACCCCCGCCGCGGCGGCATAGATACGAGCCATCGACTTCGCTTCACCCCAAGCCTTCCCGCTCATGAGCGGCTCACGACTCCCGGTGGCCGCCTTCTTCGACGACGAGAAGTCGGGCATGAAATCCCGCGGGCCGAACGGCTTGCCCTTCTTCGGGTCGCGGTTGACGTTAGCGATCACCGAGGCTACCATGCCAGCGCGCCAATCAGCCCGCTCTTCGCCGAAGGGTTCGATCTCGGCAAAGGCGGCCCACTCCAGGAACTGATCCCAGGAAAGGCGCGCCAGCATTGAGTCCACATCAACCTCCCCGATGGTGAGCGCTAGGCGGAAGGCGAATCGCCGGAGGCCGTCGCGCTCGAATCTTTTCCCGCCTCGACCCTCTTACCCACGCCGGTCAGCTCGTTGACGGCCGCGGTCAGCCGCGAGAACACCGCCATCGACATGTCCCGCAGGCGACCGACCTGCTCCTCGGAGAAGAGCTGCTGGCCGTTCTGATCGACCACGGCCCGGGCGATCATCTCGAGCATCGCCTGGCTCTTCTCAGCCTCGGTCATGTTGTCCGCCTGCCGGGCGGCGAAGTCCATGACCTGACCCGCCGTGAGCGGCTGGAGCCACACCACACCCGGGCGGCCGTCCTTGGGCAGCTCGGGGATCTCGAGCATCTTGCGCGAGCTCTCGTTGAACGAGAGGAGGTCTTCGGCCGTCAGTGCCGCCGTCGTTGCTACGGTGCCTGTCTTCTTGCTGGGTGCCATGTCATTGTCTCCTAGTTCTCTAGTTGCCGTTGGTTCAGATGGAAGTGCCGATGAGCGCGCCGTCGATCTTCATCGCCTTCCGGAGCCGGATGGTGACGTCGCTGGAGCGGACACCCTCGCGGACTGGAGCGACCTGGGTGATCGCCTGCACGTGACCCGAGGCGATCCACTCGTCCGAGTCGGTCGTGCCCGCCGGGCCGCGCATGCGGATGCCGAACAGCTCGTTCGACACGATCTTCGAGTACAGGCCCGTCGAGGCGTCGTGGGTCGAGTCGTCGAAGATGTAGTTGACCGAGAAGGTCAACGGCCCGCGGCCAAGGCGGCCGAGAACCCAGTCGTCGATCGTGTCCTGGTGCGGGGTCGTCTCCGTCTCGGGACGGTTCAGCTCCGGCCAGGTGATGTCGCCGTTCAGCTCGGCGACGACGGTGAAAGTGCCGGCGGAGCCGGTCGGATCCAGCTCGATCGCGATCGTCGCGCCGTGGCCTGCCACTGCCTGAGACATCGTTTTCTCCTCTGCTGTGTGGCCCTATTGCTAGGCCACGGTCACGTTCCGCAAGCCGTCCAGCGCCGACCAGATGGCCAGCGCCCGGCCGCGGGCTGCTGCGTAAGAGGCGCCCCGGACAAGAACTTGAAACGAGATGCGCTCGTACAGCGCGCCATCATGCGTTTCGACCGGCTGAGCGCCGCCTGTATCGATCAACGTCGTGTACGGCCCGGCGCCCGGTTGCAGGAGGGCCAGCGGGCCGATGTACAGGCTGCTCCCGAGGACACCGAGCCCGGCGCTCGTGATGAACATAGCGATGTCCTCTTCGAAGCTGGTATTCACCGCGCCCGAGCTGACCCACGCGGGCGCCGTGACGAGTCCATCGTAGTTGCACGAGAATATCGCGCGGCGCTCTTCGTCCAGACCGACCGGGAACGGCCGCTGCGCTGCGAGCACTTCGACGTAGCGGCGGATCATGGCATGGAGCCTTCTCCGGCGGCGCCGCCGGGCTGCGGCGGGGCTTGGCCGATCGCGCCGCCGCCCGAGTGGCGCAGGTGGACCCCGGGCAACCGCACCGTAGAGAAGATCGCCTTCTTCAGCCGTATGGACATGCCCTTGAACTGCTCCTTCATCGGGCGCTCCAGGTACTTCGCCCCGGTTCCGGCGGGCTTGAAATGCACGTCCTTGCCGACCCACGACGGCGGCTGGTGAGCGGTCGGGTACTCGTGGATCGCCTCGGCATACGGCCGCGGAATCCCGAGGCCGAAGTGCATCGCAACCGAGATCTCCTTGCCCTTCGACGCCGGGGCCTCCACGCGGCCCGAGTTCTTCAGGTTCCCGAGATCGACCGGGACGTACTTATCCTTCGCATTCCGAATGATCTGATCGGCCTCTAGGCGCAACGCCGCCGCGGCCCGCTGGCGAATCTCGCCATCCAGGGCCGCGAGCGCCGCCTTCATCTCGCGGGAACCGCCGAGATTGAACTCGATGAGGATCGGGGCCGTGGGCGTATACCCTGCCATCAGACGATGACCTCCTCCGCCGGCTTCTGCTGCCGCTTGGACTCTACCTGCTTTTCGAGGAAGTCTGCCATCTCGGCTGCCGAGCGGCTCCACGGATACTCGGCCGCGAGCCGCAGACCGCGCCGCGAGTAGGTCCGCCGCGTGACCTCGGAGCTGTACATCGTCTCCAGCTCCGCGATGAAGGTCCGCCGGTCGGGCACGCCGCCAACCGTGTGCATCAGGCCGTTCATCGGCGCCGTCAGCGCCGTTTCATGACACGGCACGAGAACAGCCTCGCCGCGCCCGGACCAGTCGGCATAGGCCGACCAGCGGGGAAGGATGCAGGGGACACCGCACGCCATCGCCTCCAGCGCCGTCAGGCCCCATCCCTCGCCCTGGCTCGTAGAGATGTAGACGTCCATGGCCGAGTACACGTCCGGCATGTTCTGCTCGGGGATCCCTGAGCCGATCGGCGGCGCGCCGATGAACACCCGGCCGTTGATGCCATAGTACTTGACGAGCGACCGGATGTCGCAGCCCGTATCACCCGTAGGCCCGACGTGCAGGTAGAGGTAGGCGTTCTCGTGCTGGCCGCGGCGGACCCACTCGGCGAAGTAGGCGATGGTCAGGTCCAGGCGCTTGCGCGGCTGGTTTCGGCCCACGGCGCCAACGATGAACGCATCGTCCGGAAGGCTCTCGGGCATCAGCAGCCGGCGCGCCTCGGCCTTCGACCGGGGGCCGAACCGCTCCAGGTCCACACCGAGTTGGATCACGGCCGGCTCGCCCGTGTATCCGCCGGCCTTCAGCTCGCGGGCGCCGAACTCGGTCCACACCGCTACGGCGTCCAGCTCATCGAGCCGGTCGGAGTCCTTCTGGTTCTTGCCGTCCACGGCCAGCCACGCCGCCATCAGAGGCTGCGGGAATCCCTCGTTCAGATCGCGGACGGCCGCGAGCATGTCCAGATAGGCCGGGACGTTCCACGGGTCGTTCAGCAGCACAACCACGTCCGGCCCCAGCTCATGGATCAACCGGGGCAGCCGATCCACGCCGAACAGATCGCGCGCGCTCGCGAACGGATGCCGACACGGGTAGATCGGATACGGGTACGGGTGCGGGTCACCGTAGTAGTTGATCCCCAGCACCGTGACCTCGTGACCGCGCCGAGCGAGCTCGTCGCACACGGCGTGAGTGCAGCGGGCGAAGCCGCTGGAGACTACGGCGTCTCCGTTCCATAGGACTTTCATGCGGTGGCCTCCTCTGTCTGCCTGCCTGCATAGGACCACTCGCGCCCCGGCCACGGGAACTGAAAGAACCGGCCGCGCGACGAGATGCTTGACTGTCTCCCGATGTGCTGCACAAACGACGGAACGGCCGCGCCGATCACTTCTCCGGCGGACTTTGCCCACAATCCGAGTAGCAGGTCGTGCCCCGTCTTGCGGAGCGACTCGGGGTGCCTGCTACGGTAGCACGGGTCGTCGCCCAGCCACTTGACCAGCTCCAGCGCTCGGTGCCGGCGGAACGCGATCGCCTGCGCAGCCCAAAATGCTTCGGCCGGATGGCGGGCGAAGTTCACGCCTTTCTGCATCAGGCCCCGAATGAACGGAAAGGACTTGCCAGGACCTCCGACGTACTCATCCTCGCGGGCGTAGCGGGCCTCGCTGAAAGCCTGGAACGGAGCGGCCAGCGCGTAGAAGCAGACCCCGCGCTCACTGAGCACGTCTGACAGCCAGCGCACGGCGCTGCCTAGGAAGTCGTGACAGAAGTCGAGGTCGTCTTCCAGCTTGAGAACGATGTCGGCATCCGTCTCGGCGGCGACACGGATCGCCATCGCCCCGTTCTGCTGACGGGTGCGCCCCCCGGGCGGGCACTCGTGGAGCGCGAACGGCGCGCCCGCCGGGACAAACGGGCGGACCTGTTCGTCCCAGAATCCGGAAAGCTCGCCACCGCCTACAATCTGAAGCGAGTGCAGATACGGAGACGACCAGAAGCCGCTACGCCCGAGGTTGTTCAGCGTCTGGCCGAGGTAGTTCTCGCCTCCAGTAGACATCCAGTTCGGGATCCGGCGATCCTTCGTCTCGATGGCGACCGCTACCTTCATCGAAGCGCCCTCAGCTTCGCCAGAATGCGATCGCGCGCCGGGTAGTGATCGGGCCGCTGGCAGAGCTGCTCGCGACGCTTGTGCTCTGCGATTGGCATGACGACGGTGTTGTGCGGCTGCGCGAGGTAGGTGAAGATCCGGTCGGCTTCGACCTCGTCGACCTCGCCGTACCGTGCCTCCCACCGAGAGAAGTCGATCAGCAACTTCGGGAAAAAGCAGCCCCAGCCGACGAGCGTCATGCCGGTCGGCGCGTAGACGTCGCGATGGTAGGGCGTGATCGCGTTCGTGAGTCTCCCGTCGTAGTGCGCCCACAGCGCTGGGATGTCGATCTCGGCGTCATCGTCCTGCGTGTAGATCACGTCGCTCTTTGCCCGAAGCGCCAGCTCGTAGCGCCGGCGGACGTTCGGACAGCTCGTCTCGACCAGTACCTCGTCGAACGGGAAGTCGACCCTGATGTCCTGCGGATATGCCCGCTCGCGCGTGATCAGGACGGCAGTGACGTTCACAGCCCCTCCAGCACGGCGCGAAAGTAGGCCGCGTGGTCGCTCGCGAAGCTCTCGTAGGTCTTATGCTCGGTGACGAAGCGCAAAACGGAGTGCAGGCTGTCCCAGTCGCCGGCTTCGTAGGCCATCACGGGGCGGCGAATGGCGAACCCGGTCTTTGGGCTGATGACCGGCACGCCGCAGGCGAAGCACTCGATGATCGGCGTGCAGCCGCCCTCCAGCCGCGACGTGACGACGTAGTAGTCGAGCTGGCTGTAGAACTCATGGAGCAGCTCGATCCGGTCGCTGAAGATCGGGCACGGCCAGCCGGAGCCCCACGCGATGATGTTGTAGCCTTCCTCGACCATGCGCTCGACGAGATCCTGCCCCTTACGATTGTCGCGCTTGACGCTACCCGCTACGCCGAACACCGTCGACGCCTTTGTCTTCGTGACGTAGCACTCGTCCACGGCCTGCTCGATGACCACCGGGTTCGCCGCCCCGGACGAGCGCAGCGTGTCGGCGACGTGCGGGTTCAGGGCGATGTGCCCGTCGAACTCGGGGGCGAGATGGAAGCGATCGTGCGCGAACAGCCCCACCGCTGGACGGCGAGACGGCGGGAAGTAGACGTTGGCGAGGTACTCCAAGTCCGTGCGGCGCGGGTCGTTGATCGCCGCGTCGATTCCGAACTGCGGCAGGTACTTGACCAGCTCGCGCGCGTAGCGACCGACGATCCAGCCCATATCGGGCTCTGTGACCCGGATGTTCACGCGCACGGATACACCTCGAACAGTCGTGCGCGCTCGGCTGTCGGCTCAGCGTGCGCCGAGCACTGCGAGTAGACGCGACGCGGAGAGATGTTCATGCGCTCACCACGCCAAGCCCGCCCCAGCGCGGGAAGCGCGGATCGGGCGACGGGTTGACGAACTCAGCGACCACGCGATGCTTCGTCGTCAACTCGCGCCAGAACCGAGGAATGCCCGCGTCCGGCCAATTCTCTTCGTCCATATTGATGTCGTGCTGCGCGATGTAGCGCGCCGCCATCGGGCCGTAGCGGGTGTAGTTGTCGACGCACTCCTCGTACGGGTGCGCCGTGTCGAAGTACACGAGGTCGAAGGGACCATGCGCCGCGATCGCGGCCTGGGCCTCGTCCGTGCGGCTGTTGCCGAGGATCTGCGTGAAGTTGGGGTTGCGGGTTGGGGCGGTCGGACCGTCCGGGTCATAGCGCCGGGCGAAGTCCACGGACACGATCCGCGCATCGCCGGTCGCCTTCCCGAACACGTACGCAGAGCCGCCGATGCCCGTGCCGATCTCGAGGATGCTCTTGATCTCGTTGCGGGCGATCCACTCGCAGAACGCGATGAACTCTGCATGATGCTGCCACAGGGATCCGGCGGGCAATGACGCGATAGTCTCGGGAATGTTCACATCAGGCTCCGCTTCAGTGAGTCGACGACCCGCATAACGTCGTCACGGGTCAAGCCCGCATGGGTTGGAAGGCACAGGCCCCGCGCCGCGATCACAGCCGCGATATGAGGAGCCGTGGAGCGGTACATCGGCATATCGGATAGCGGGAAGAATACCGGGCGCGTCTCGATTCCGCCCAGCGACATCTGCTCGGCGACACGGGTCGGCGACACTCCCTGTGGAAGCAACCCTGCACACATCCACGGGGACGTGCCGTCCGGCGCGGACTGGAGCACGAAGGTGGAAGGGAGCGCGTGTAGGTACGCGCCCATCACGCCCATGCGACGGTGGAGATGTTCGGAGAAGGTTTCGACCTGCGCCAGCGCGATAGCTGCGGAGACGTTCGACATCCGGTAGCCGTATCCGACCGTGTCGTGCCAATACTGCCTGGACGTAGACATCGCATGACCGCGAAGGCTTCGGACAGACTCGGCGAGCTTGGGATCGTTCGTCGTGACAATCCCTCCCTCCCCGGCTGTCAGGGTCTTGTTGCCATAGAAGCTGAACGCGGCGATGTCCCCTAGAGCCCCGGCGCGCCGGCCCGCGTAGATCGCGCCGTGCGCCTCGGCTGCGTCCTCCAGGACCCACAGGTCGTGCTTGCGCGCGAGCGCTGTGAGCGCGGTCATGTCCGCGACCACACCGTACAGATGGACCGGGATCATGCCCGCAACGTCCCGGCCTCCCCGCTTGGCCTCTAGGATCAGCCGCTCCGCATCGGCCGGATCGAGCGTCCACGTGTCGGGGCGGACTTCGCAGACGATCGGCACGCCACCGAGGTAAGAGACGGCATTGGCCGTGGCGACGTACGTGATCGCAGGAACGAGGACGCCTTGACCCGGGCGAAGGCCGAGCGCCGCAAGCGCGAGGTGCAGGGCCGCGGTGCCCGAAGAGCACGACACCGCGTAGGAGACGCCACAGAACTCCGCCCACGCCGCCTCCAGCCGCTGTCCGTACTTGGACATCCCGCCGCCCGAAAGCTCCAGGGTGTCCAGGCAGTCGAGGACGTACTCGCGCTCGCGCCCGTAGAACTGCGCCGAGGACACGCGAATCTTTTCGTTTGCCGTCTTCATCAGCGGTGCCTGTACCCGAGCCAGACTTCCGCGAAGTAGGGTGCCGAGGTCGAAGGGTCGAACAACCCCTCGGTCTCGACGATAGGGCAGGTGAAGCCGTCCGGCAGCGTGATGCGATCCCGAATATCTATCGGGCCGTTTCGGCCCGGGGCGCCATTGCTGACGAACGGCTTCAAGAACAGGATCTCCGCCTGCGTCTGCACCCACTCGCCGCCCCGGTCGCGCTTCATGATCGCGTCCCGGAGCACGATGGCCTTGCGCTGGATGCCAGCCGCGTAGGTCGGTTCGCCGTACGCGTCGATCCCCGTCCAGGCCTCGTGCAGGACGTTGGCCTGCAAAGAGGCCGTAACGGTCGCTGCCGCCGAGATTCCCGAGCGGATCAGAGCGTCGTATCCCATCGCGGCTCAGAGCAGGCGCAGCGGAAGGATCGAAGCGGTAGTGGAAGCCAGCCAGGAGGCCGGCAGCATCTGCATGACTTGCAGCGGCAACGGCCGCTGCTCGAACCCCTCGGTGAACCAGAGCTCGACGTTCGACGCCCGCAGCCGCGACAGGCCCTGCGCCGTCGCCTGGTTCTCGGCCGAAGTGTCGTCGGTCGAGCCGAGGAGCGCCAGCGCCATCTCGAACACGGCGTACTTCAGGTCCGCCGGGATCTCGTCGATCGGGATCGCTACGCCGTTCCGGGTGGACATCCCGGAGCGCGGCCACGACAACGCCTGAGTCGTCGTGGCCGGCGCGCCCGTGAACGCCACTCGGGTGTCCAGGAGCCGGGTCGCCATGATCAGCGCCGGCTCCTGGTCGTTCGGCGCCGCCCCCCACGCCGACGAGAACAGGCGGTTCTCGTAGTAGGCGTCCGCTTCGTCGGTCGTGACGTAGCTGTTCGCTGCCGCGTCGCCTGCTGTAGCGTTCAGGGCCATGGCGCTCTCAACCCTCCAGCTTCTGCTTCAGCTCCTCGATGCGCTCGCGGGCGGCCATCTTGACCCCGGCGCGGTTCCGCGCGGCCTCTTCCGCCGAGGCGAGCGACTCGATCTCTTCGATCGATTCGAGCCTCTCGATGACCTCCTTGACGCGGTTCGTCTTCAGGTGCAGGATGTCCGCCCAACGTCCCTGCCCGTCCGCTGCGGGCGCCGCGAGCGCGGCGGCGGGCGGCGGCGCGGTTTCCTTCGGCGGCCGGGCTGCCGCCGCGGGCGACGGCGGCGCCGCCGAAAGCGCGACGGAACGGTGCGCTCCGATCCTGGCGAACTGCTCGGCGGTCAGGTCCACCTCATCTCCGGGCTTCACCGTGAACTTCACACCCTTGGGGGTCACGAGGCCGTGGGCTCCCTTCAGGATGCGGTATCTCACGGGCGCGCCCCCGCCACCGCCGTGATCGGCCAGCGGTACGTGTCCGTGGTCTTGCCAAGGTCGTTCATCACGAACACCACGTCAGCATCGTCGGGCAGGACGATCATCTTGGTCGCGCCCTTCACGCGGTTCACCTCAGCCATCTCGATGTAGATCCCCGGCTGCCGGTTGATCGGCTTCTGCGCCGCGGCCATCGCCTCGGTGATGCGGGTGACTCCGATGTTCGCGCACTCGTACAAGCGTTCCTCGTTTCCCTTGATCAGCTTGACCTGCATGGTGTGTCTGTCTCCTTTCTGTGTTCGATCTCTACACTTCTGTGATCAGGGTCAGCTCGGGGTGCCGATGACGATGCCCGAGGCGCCCTCGTAGTCGTCGCGCACGCGCGGGACGATGCACGAGAGGACCACGAAGTTCGTCTCCCAGCCCGGAGCGTCCTCCCACGAGACGACCGAGGGAGTCTGCCCAACGATGACGTCCATGACGTCGGAGGTCATCTGGAACATGACGACCGTGTCGGCCGGCATGTAGTCCAGGCCGCGGATGCGCAGGGGCGCGCCACCGACCGAGATCTCGGCCAGACGCTCGCGGATGGTGCGGTCGCCGTTGGCCTTGTAGTCGGAGTCGAGCTTGTTGTCGTACGCCGTCGGCAGGTACAGGCCGTAGGGACCGTACCGCTTGACGGCCTGAAGCTTCTCGATGAGACCCATCACGTCTTCGTAGATGTCCTGGCCGTCGTGGGCCGCCGCCGTCCACGCCTCGTTGTCCTTGAAGGTGTCGGTGTTGGCGTTCGGGGCGTTGAGGATGCCCGGGGTCGTCAGCCCTGCGATGGTCGGGCCGCCGTTGATCGCGGCGTCCTCGATCGCCTCGTTGACGTTGCGGGTGGCCTGCTCGATCATCGACGTGTCGAGCGGAGCGCCGACGCGGGCGCCGGCCATGAGCTCGCGGATGTTGAACGAGAAGTCGTCCCAGGTGCAGTAGATCGGGATGGCCGCGGTGTCGCGGTCCTGCACCTGCCGCTCGCCCCGTGCCTTCGGGACCATGGTGCGCTGCGCGTGGCCGACGTCGTTGATCCGCTCCCAATACAGCGAGGGGATCGCGAGCCAGTTGGGCAGCGAGTACGTCAAGCCCATCGAGAGCAGATCCTCGACGAGCCCGAGGCGCTGGCGGCCGACCTTGAGCACGGCGCCGTCCAGGACCTCCTGCGTGTTCTTCGGGAGGGGCGAGGCCGCGCGGAACGCAGCGACCGAGCCGTGCTTCATCAGCCCGGCCATCAGGCCCCGCGGGGTCGACAGACCGGCGGGGTTCACGAACTGCGTACCGTTCATCACAGCACCTCCACACGGATGCGGGCGGTCGTGAGCGCGGACGCGTCGACGGACTCGACGGCCACGAACGCGACCTCACCCGAGGCAGCGGCCTTGAGCATGCCGTTGCCGTTGGACTGGAGCCGGGCGCCCTGCGTGATGTTCTGCCCGGACGGGATGAGGCCCCAGAACTGCGAGCCCGGGACCAGGACACCGACCTTGACGAGATCGCCAGCGGCGTAGGTGTCGTCGACCCCCTTGTTGAACTCGATCTGTTCGAGGGCGACGGCGCGATGGACGGGCTCGTCGGCCGAGTCGTGGACGCCCCACTTGAGGACGCCCGAGTCGTTGTGGTACTCGACGAGCATGCCCGGGGTGATCGTCTCGATCGCCGCGAGGTCGTTGACGTAGGTGATGGGTCCCCCGAGATGGATCGTGTTCGGGGCGCGCTTGGTGATCGACATCAGTTGGTCCCCTTCTGCGGCTTGCCCGAACGAGAGGCCTGGAGGCCCGCGAGATCCCACGGGTCGGGCGGATTGATGATGGTCACGTCCTTCGCGGGCTCGCTGACCGGAAAGCCGCGGCCCGAGAAGTCCGCAGCGGCGGCGCGCGGCTCGGCGCCTTCGCTGTCGTCGGCGGTGTTCGCCTTGGCCGCGGCCTTCGCGACCTGCTCGCACATGGAGCGCAGCGCCGTGAGCTCCTCGGTCGTGCGGGCCTTGAGCTGCTCGGCCGTGAAGACCGACTGCCCCGCGGCGAGGGTCTTGATCAGCTCCTCGCGCTTCTGGCGATCCTCGGCCTGGTACCGGGCGATCATGGAACGGAGGGCCTCGGGCAGCGCGGCGATCAGCTCCTCGTCGGTCTGCTCCTTCGGCTTGTCGGCCGGGGCCGCGGCGACTACTGCGGCCGGGGCCGGGGCCGCCGGGGCCGGCGGCTCGGTGGTGGCGAAACCGTCCGCCAGCGACTCGAGACGTTCCTCTGGGAAGGTCTCGAGCAGCTCGCGGTCGGCCTCCTGGAAGGGCGACTTCCCACAGGTGATGAGTCGCCCCGCCAGCGCCTTCTGCTTCTCGCTGGGCATTCGCTTCTCCTTTTCGACTGGGGCTTGGGTCTTGCGCCCTTCGCCCGTGCTACTTCCACCGTCACAACCGCAGCCGGCCGCTCGCACGGCGACCGCCTCTGCCGGTTGCGCCGGCTCGTGAGAATCCTCGGCAGCGGCAGCTCGCGGGGCGCCGCAGCCGGCATCGATCGAACAAGCGCCCTTGGCGCCGTTCAAGCCGATTGCCAGATGGTCCGGAATGATCGACGACCACACCCACTGGTACTCGTCGCCGCTGGCGGCCCGGCCCGCCGTGCGCTCGGACGCGACGAAGGCGCCGACCGACACTTCGAGCATCTCGCCCGCGCGGATCCGTTCGATGACCTCTGCGGCTGCTTCCGCCGTGGTGTCGATCCAGGCTTCGGTCTTCAGCCGGCCATCTTCGTACCGTGTGTTGAACATCAGGCCGATCTGCTCGCCCGACAGAACGTCAGGCCGGTTGGCCGAGATCGGCGATCCGTCGGCCATCACTGGATGGTTCGCCACGACCGGCCGGCCGTCCCATCCCGAGGGGGCGAAGGCCAACTCACGGCCGGGGACGAACTCCGGCCCGGCGGCGCCGAGCGGGCTGACGACTGAATCGCCAACCAGCGCGATCACAGGGACCACCAGATGCAGCCGGCCGCGATACTTCTCCTCGCGCCACAGGCCGCCCGTCTCGGTTGCGTGGCGGGCCATGCGCTTCAGGTCGTAGCTCATGAAGTGGGCTCCTTCGCCGCGGCCGCCGCGGCGCGGCGAACGGGCTTCTCTTCGTCGATCGCCTCGGGCTCCTCCGCTGCATCCGCGGCATCTTCACCCGCGCCCTGCTCGTCGGCGTCATCCTCGCCCGGCGGGCTCCCGTCCGTCGGCAGCTCTTCGATCTCGGGCTCCTCGGTCATGAACTCCTCGCCCGTGGCATCCTCGACCTCCAGGGGCGGAAGCCCTAGGATACGGTCGCGGATCTCGTTGGCCGTCATGATCACCGAGCCCTCCGATGCCTTCTGCGAAGCGTTCGCAGAAGCCATCGTCGAGGCTACGCCGGCCTTCTCGGCCTCCGAGAGCTCCTCGGCCTCCGGCCAACGGATCGTGTATTCGCCGTCCTCCTCGCCTGCCGGAGCGGGCAACGCCCCGTGCTTGATCAGGCGCTCCACCAGCCGCTTCACCAGCGGCTCGGCGAACTCGCGGCGGCGCTCCGCCACGCGGTCGTTCCAGTTCTCGCGGTCCTGCTGGCTCGCCAGCTCGCCCCGTTCCGAGCCGGCCAGGATGCGCTGCGGGATCCCGGTAGCCGCACCGACCAGCTGCAGGATCGCCTCGATGTTCGTTCCGAACGGCGACGGCAGCGCGTTCAGTAGCTTGAGGTCCGCGCCGCGGGTGCGCATCACACGGCGGAGCCCATGCACGTACTCGTCGATCTCGTCCGACAGGTCCTCTTCGTCCTCGGGTGTCAGATCGATCGTCGGGTCGATGTCCAACTGCATGCCCGGATCCATCCGCTTCCACGAAGCCTCGGCGCCGCCGCCGACGATCTTGTCCAGATCGTCCAGGTAGTTCCATACGGCGGCCAGCCGCGGCTGCCCGTACACGTCGTCTTCCAGCAGCCGCTCGGCTACGTGGACGACACGGGACCAGTGAACTGGAGTCTCGTGCTCGGCGACGAGCTGGATACCGTACTCCTCGGGAAGGCCGAAACGCTCGTCCCGGTGATCTGTGACGAGCGACTTGATCTTCGCGCGGCCCTCGCTCAGCGGCGTCAGGTACAGGATGTCCTCGGAAGAAGACATGCGCGGCAGCGGCGAGGAGAGATTGCCCCGGGCGCCGATGACCAATACGGCGTAGCGGCCTAGGCCCGCCAGGATGTCGGAGCGCATCACTCGCGCCCACAGGTCCAGCCGGCGGTCCAGCGCGTAGATCTCCCGCTCGAACGGTGTCTCGACCCCCGGGTCCTCGTCCTCGCGCAGCTCGACTCCGCCGATCCACGTGGCCCGCGGATACGCATCGATGATGCGGGCCGCTACGCCGCCGCGCACGTAGCGTTCCCAATAGTCTTTTGGAGTCAGCTCGCGCTTGTAGCCGAGCTGCGCGTACAGATCTCGGAGGAATCCGCCCGCTCCGTCCGGGAACGTCATGCCGGCGGTCGCGGCGAACCGCGACCGTTCGAGCAGCAGCGAGACAGCCGAGCGCAACTGCGCGCTGCGGCGGCGGCGGCGCTTCAGCTCCTCGGCGTCGGCAGCAGCGGGAACGGGCGTCGGCTTGGTCGCCATTTCAGTTGGCCCTCTCGCCGCCGCCGCGGCGCGCGGTGCCGGCCACGAGCGACGGCGGCGGCGCCGGGGCTGATGCGAGCAGCGTCAGGTGCTGACGGACACGAAGCCGAACCTCGTCGGAGTCGGCTGCGATGCCCAGATCCCCGAGCACGCCCGAGATCACTCCGGCGATCATGCGGCCCTGCTCCTCCGCGATGCGGACCTGCCGCTCCGCGATGCCGCAGTCGATCGCCGTGCGGCAGACCGAGACGAGATGCGAGCGCTCGGACTGGTAGAGCTTGATCCAGATCGATACCTCGCTGGCCGCCCGCGCGGCGTCCGGGCTTGCCCCGGCCGGCCGCTCGGCCACGAGGCCCGCGGCTTCCATCGCGTGGATCTGCTGTTCGAGGAAGGCTACGTGTCCCGCCGTGCGCCACACCTCTTCGAGCAGCGCGTCGTGCGGGCCGACCTGCCGCGGCCGACCGTAGGTGTCCATCGCCGCGGTGGCGATCGCCTTGTGCGCCTTCGTGCGGTCCATCTCGCTGCGGCCGCCACACATGAAGCAACGGCCGACGCCGGGATGATCGGTCTGTAGGCCTGCGGGGTTTCGGCAGGGGCGCTTGCCCGGCTGGCGCCGGAAACCGCACAGCGGCGTCGAGGCGTTACGCCGTCCGGGGTTGTGCGCGTTGCTCGGGGGTTGTTTGTTGCCGCCGCCGCTGCCTGACACCGTATCGCCAGCCCTCGCCGTCGTTGCTTCTTGGGTGCTGTCGGCGCTCTCGCCCCGGGGGGCGGCGCGCTCGGTGTCATCAGTGCTCATACTAGCTCACTCCTCCTCGCGGGCCGGTGCCCACGATGTAAAGCGTTGATCATGAAGGGCCTTGACCTCGATAGAGCACGAGCAACGGCCGCACCAGATGTGTCCTACCGTGATGAGCATCGTGCGCCCGTCGACGATGACCACTACCGGACCCGCGTCGCCGTAGGCCCGGCGCCCCAACAGCCGGCGGCAGCCGGGGCATCGCTCCTCGCGGCCGAGGCCCGGCGGCGGCGGCGCCCCGGCCGGCGGCGGGCTCAACCGCGCCCCCCCCGGCCACCGCGCGGCCGGCGCCGCGGCCCACCAGCGCCGCCGCGCCGGCGGCCGCCGGTGCCCTTGCCCCGGTGCCCCCACGCCCCGCCACGGCCCGCGGTCGGGGCGCCCGTGGTCGGCTCGACCGTCGTGTCGCGCGGCGCCGCGGCGCCGGGCCGCGCCGGCCGCCAGCCCGCCGGCCGCGGCACACCAGCGGCGGCGGCGGCGGCGGCGGCCGGCTCCGCTCGGTTTGCTGTCGGGCCGCGGCGGCGGCCCCACGCCCCGCCACGGCCCCCGCCCGCCGCGGCCAAGCCCGACAGGGACGCAAGGGCCCATACGAGAGCGTCCAGTCGGTTGGGCGAAAAGGCCGAGACGGGCGTGAACGTCACCATCTCATCCTCAAGGCGCGCGAACAGCCCGCGGTGATGCACACGGGCCTGCTCGTACAGGGCCGCTATGGGCTCCGCGCGGCGGATCTTGCCTCGGGAGGCCGTCACGATCTCGATGGGCAGCGCGCCGCGCCGTGTCCGCAACGTGGACTCGACCATCTCGCCGCCGAAGTTCCGCTCCGCCACGACGCGGTCCGCCCCCCAACGGTCCAGCGCCGCCACGGCCCGGGCGCCCCACTCGTCGGGCGTACCGGACATGGACGCGTCCTCCAGGACGACGAACTCCTGCTGTGGCCCGCCGCCGCCGCCGCCGCCATCCGCCGCCGGGCCGCCCGGCGGCCGCGCCACGCGGCCGGCCACGACGATGCCCGTAGTCCCCGGGGCGTCCCCGGTCGAGGAGCCCTGCGGATCGACCGCCACGACGATTCGCTCCAGCACCGGCAACGCCGCGCCCGAGGGCCAGCGGGCCGCCTCGATCCGCGCGGCGGTCCACAACGCCCCGATCACGTCCTCGATCAGCTCGCCGCCGATCTCCTGTCGCCCTAGGCGCGTCCCCGCCAACGGGTCCAGCACGTTGGTGACCCACTCGGGCGCCAGATTCTCTCGGTTCTCGTACGAGCTACCACGAACGACCCGCGTGCCGGGCATTCGGACAATCGATCGCAGAAGATCGATCGGGCGCGGCGTCGTTGTGATTACCATCTGCGGCTGCCGTTCGCGCATTCCGAAGATCAGGTTGTCCCAACACTCCTGTGGGTAATCCCACGAGGCCAGCTCGTCCAGCCAGACCTTCTCGCCCGAGAAGCCGCGGAACTCCTCGGGGTTCGCCCCCGAACGGATCAGCGCCGTCGCGCGGTGCGGCCATGTCAGCACCCGCTTGGTCGGCTCATACTGAATGTCCGGGTAATGCGTAAGCAATCCGCCCTCGCCGTAGAGAGCATAGTCCCGTACGTCGGCCGGGGTGCGCCCGGCCAAGAGCAACTGCGAGCCCGGCGGGGAAGAGCGCGCCCAATCGTTGAACAGTTCCGCGCCCGTGCGGGTCTTGCCCCAGCCGCGGCCGGCCATGATGAGCCACACGAAGAAGTAGCCCACCGGTGGAAGCTGCTGCGGTCGCGCCCGCGCCAACCATCGCGCCCGGCCCGCCCGCGGGCCGGCCGCAACGGCCGGGTCCGTCGCTCGGGCCGGATCGATCAGATCCGCGGCGCGGGACCACACCGAAGGATCGAAGATCATCGTTGGTGGGGGACAACGCTGCGCGATCGCATGATCGTGCCGTCAGGATATCACGAATCGTGGCTTCGCGCCTCGCCGCTCAGGGTTCGTTGCTTCGATGCGTCCTTGTTGCTCAGTTGCTACGGTCGCGGTTCTTCGCTACAGTTTTCATGAACCCGCGGGGAAAGGACGCCCCGCCCGCCGCGGCGGGGCGCCGCGTTCTGCCGCCGGGGGGGTCGCGGGTCGCGGTCTCGGGCCATTTTGGCGTCCCGGCCATTTTGGCCGGCCGCGGCCGCGCCATTTTGGCGTCCCGGCCATTTTGGCCGGTCGCGCCATTTTGGCCGGGCCTACCCCGGTGGGCGGGCACCGCGCCCGCCCCGTAGTGCGGGGCGCCCCACCCCATAGCAGGGGCCGGCCAAAGTGGCGCGGCGCCCCCGCTATG